TCAGCGCCTTTTCAAAGGCTTGTAAGGCGCTTCGAACGCCGGAGCGTCGAAGGCTCCAATCGCGTCGGAGGCAAGCCGTCGCTGCTCCGCTTGCCGCGTATAGCGCTCAACCTCGTTCATCGTTGAATGGCCCGTGATCGCCATAATCTGGCGCGCGCTGCACCCGGCTTCGGCGAGTTTGGCTGCGGCCGTTTTGCGCAATCCGTGAAGATTGCAGCCATTCAGACCAAGCTTGTCTGCCTCATTGCGGAACGCGCAGGAGAGAACTTGCGGAGGCCATGGCGTCCTGTCCGTGCTGGTGAGGATTGTGACGGACGGCAGTGGCGTGGCATCCGACTTCCAGATGGCAAGATGGCGTTCTAGGGTCGGATGCAGGGGTATCCAGAGGTGCGCGCCAGTTTTCTGCTGCACGACGTTAATGCCGCCGTCCTGAATGTCCCCCCAGGTCGCCCGGCAAAGGTCCGCGCGGCGCTGCCCGGTGAACAGGGCCATGACGAACACACGGCGCAGGGCCTCGTAGGCGCTCTGGTAGAACTTGTCCAATTCAGCGTCCGTCCACCGCCGCCATTCCCCTGTCTTCAGCCGTGGGACGCGATGGGACGGGTCTGTTTCGATCATTTCCCGGTCAAGGGCAAAGCGGCAAACGGCACCAATTGCAGTTATGACTTGGTTCGCCGTTGCCGGGGAGTGCGCAAGATCATCGCGCACTCTCATGATGTGTCGCCGCCGCAAGCCGGAGAATTCCTCCTGTGCATAGTCATGCAAGCGGTCGAAAGCGGCCTCGTATATCTTCTTCGTGGCCGGCGCGAGCCGCTGGTATTCCGGGGATAGCCGGTATCGACCAATCACCCACCCAAGCGTCCCGTGCCCGTATTTCCCCCGCTTCATTCCCACGGCGTCATCCCATCCGCTTTGACCGTTTCGTTTTCGCATGGCCCCCGGCCTCCAGTTTGCTGTCCCAGCCGGAGGAAGCGGACGCCGCGGCGAAGGCAGAGTCAAGGTCATCCACGCGCCATCGCTTCGCGGACACGCCGGGATACTGGACGGGCTTAGGTCGACGGACGGCAGGAAGCGCTGCGATCATTCGCCTGAACGTCTTGTCGCAGACGCCAAGGTGCTTGGCGGCGTCCTTCGTGGTCAGGTAGCGGGAAGTCTGTGCGCCCATCCTACTCCCCTCCCTGCGCTGCGCCGACAGCGGGCGCTTGCTGGGCAATAGCCGCCCGAAGGCTCTTGGCCGCCGCCAGCCGCTTTTCGAGATCGGCTATCTCCCAATCGATCCCGGTGATGACGTGGCCGGCTGGCACGACGGACAGGCCATCCACATCGATGTACCGGCGCGCCTCGTCGGCGGTGAAGATGCCGGCCTCAGACAGGTGGTTGGTGTAGCCCTGGGCCTTCGGTCGAAACCATCCGCCATGCCGGGAGATGAGGTACGGTCCATCCTTGATCCGCTTGCGGGCGACGGCCACGGACTCGGTCCACGTCAGGCCGGCCCGCTTCTTCACGCTGATGCGCTCACCCATTCCCGCCTCCATGCGCTTCCCATGCCGGGCATTCGGTTCGCGGCTTTCCGTCCTGAGCGCAGTCTTCAGCGCATGACCATCCACAGCCTGAATAGGTCATCATGCCTCTGTCGTCATAATCGGCCGGCTCAGGCGGGACCCTGTTAGCGCACGTCTGGCACGACCGCGTGACCGGGTTTCGGAAGCACCGTGCCTCATGGGCGAGGACGGCGGCCCGTTTCGCACGGACGTGGCCGCAGCCGTGTTCGCATCGGTATGCGGTGAAGGCTTCAGCCACGGTTGCCTCCCTGCGCTTCCCGGTGATGGGAGAGGGCGGAGCGGCCTGCCTGGGTGAGCGATGGCCGCACCATGAACCTGCTGGCCGGCTTCATGGATGCCAGTCCCGCAGAATGTGCCCACGACACCATGGCCGCGGTGAAGGCCGTCATCACGCCGCCCTTCTTCTCGACGTCGGCGATCCACCCAAGGTGACGCGCCTCGGCGTCCGTCAGCTTGCGCTCACCCATTGCTCCCCTCCGTCTCGGTGGTCAGGAGGCCGGCAGAGCGGGCCTTGGCGAGGGCGGTGCGAGCCCGGATGATGTCCGCGTCCTTGTCGGCGTTCACCATCAGGTGTTGGTCGAGGTAGTTGCTGGCGTAGCCGATGACGTTATCAAGGGCTTCCCACAGCGCGTCCCGCTCGGCCTCCGCCTGGGTGGCGCGGTCCTTCAATGTTTCGGCAGTGGCGAGGAGTCCGTTGCCGACTTCCGTCGTCTTAGCCAAGGATTTCGTGGCTTCTAGAAGCATCGCCTCCAGAGCCTTGACGCGCGTGGACAGGGCGTCGAGAGCGTCGGCGACGGCTGCCGCGGTCCACTTCCTCGCTGCGTTGGAAAAGAAGACCAACCTCGTGTCGCGGATGTATTTGGCGAGTTCTTCCGCGCTCAGCGGGGCGGTGTCGGTGGTCATGGCTCGTCTCCCGCCTTGATCTTTTCAAGGGCCTCGCCATGGTCGTAGCCGGCGTCGTAATAGGGGCGCCATTCGTCGGCTTCGAGGTTGCTGGCGGTCATCCCCCACATGGCGGCGACGCCGTTCATCCATTGCTCAAAGGTGCTGTTGGACTTGGTCTGCATGTCGGTGGTGGTCATGGCGGTCAGTCCTCCCGGTAGATGACGGCGACGCCGTTCGCGCTGGGGCGGACGTCGAATGGTTCGCGGCTGCGGCGGGTGGTGGTCTTGTCGCTCATGGGTGTCTCCTGTGCGCTCAGCGCGGCGCGTGATGGTGGATGCAGATGCCGTCCGGCTTGGCGAGGACGAAGCCTTCCCAATCGCTTTCAGCCGCGCACCACGGCCCCTTCATGCCGGGCGTCGGGTCGCTCGTCCGGTAGCTGCCGCATGTTGCGCAGGAGGCGCCGGACGCGCGCAGGCCGCGCAGCTTCAACTCAGCCTCAGCCCGCTGGCGGAGCTGCTGACGGCGCTTGGTGGCGCCGGGACGGTTCGCGACCACGGCCCATTCGCGCGGGAACATCTCGGCGGCGAGTCGGGAGCGGGGATCATCGGTGGAAGGCGGTTGCTGGATCATGGGGCCTCAGAGCGGCGCAGGGGTGGTGAGGAGGGAGAGGGCGGCGGCAATGTCCTTCGTCGCGGCGATCTGACCGGAGAGCGCGACGCGAGCCTCGTCGGATGATTGCGCCTCGTCAGGGTGCCCTCGCGTCAAAGCGTTCACGGTCCCGACGTAGCGCTGCGCCGCCTCTACCAGCCTGACCAGCCCACCTCCCTCCAGCCTCTCCGCCAGAAGGACGGCGTTGCACCCAAGGTGCTCGGCAAGCTCTAGGACGGCGTTGTCGGAGGCTTTGGCGAGGCGGGCGTTACCCTTCGGCTCTTCGAGGCTGTGTCCACAGTGGGCATCGAACTCGGCGAGTACCCACGGCTCTGCGTCTTCGGGATCATCAGCGCGGACGACGTTGTTTGCCGCGCCGTCGATGATCCGCTTCCCCTTCGTGTACTCCGGTTCGCTCATGGGTGTCTCCTGCGGCGCGTGGCCTATTGCGACTTCAAGAAATGAATGACCTCATCACGAAGTCTGTCGCACTCGTCATCCCCGCGACGAAAATCCTCTCGCATCGGAATGCCAAGCGCCCAGCGAGCAACCTGTGAGCCGTCGTCAAAGTCTTCAGGAAGATTTGACACAATCCAGGTGCCGCCGATGTCTATATCAACGTCATCTCCATTGTGTCCGTCAATGACGGTTGAGCCTGTCCAATTGTCCGTGTCTGCATAGAAGCAGACAGCGGCACGGAGCTTGTCGCGTTCAGTTTTGAGGGCGGCTATTTCCGCGAGAGCGTCTTTCAGCTTCATTGATGTTCTCATGCCGATCAGCGTCGGCGCGTTGCCCTGTGGGGAATGGTGAGGGTCAGGCGGTGCCTTGGCTCGCTCGTCTCGGCGCTCGGCGCCAAGGTCGTATCCGTGCCGCCAAGCGCGATGACCGTTCTCGTCCTTCACGCTGTACGGGTTGTTGTTTGGCCTTCCGCCGATGCCCCATCCAAAGCCTTGTTCGTAGGCGATGCAGATCAGGTAAAGCGTGTCGTCATCGACCTTCATTCCACTCTCCAAAATCCGTTGAAACGCCTGAGATTGCGGCGCGTGAAGTGTCAGGCGGAGGTGGCTTTCGCGATAGCGGCGCGCGCCCTGTCCCAAGCCTCGTGCTTGCGGTCGCTGATGCGAACGACTTCCACCAGCGCTTCCAGAAGCTCGGTCGCGGCAGCGAACAGCGGACCATCATGTTTGGCGTTCGGTAGCTGACACTCTTCGATCCAGGCGACGCCGTAGCCACGCCCGACTTCCGGGTTGTCGGAAAGGATCGCGAAGCCGTCTCGGCCATCGCCGCAACGGAATTCGACGAAGCGATGAGGGCCGGGCGTGTACGTCATGACTGTTCTCCGGGAAATGTGTTGGCGTCTTCTTGACGGCATAACGGTATGCCAATGTCGCACTAGCGTCAACGGGAAAAGTGTGCCATTGTCGTATCGTCAAGGCGCCGTTGCGGTGTGCCGTTGGCGCTGCTAACTTTGGAGCATGGACCACACGATGTTTCTCGCATTCCTTGACCGCCATGGGCTGACACAGGTTGAGTTCGCCGATTGGCTGGGGACGAAGAAGGGGACTGTCTGGCGCTGGACTCTGCCGCCGGACGATCCCAACAGCCGGGCCGTGCCTATCGGGGTTCGCGCCTTCTGCATCGCGTACGACGTGATGCCGGAGAAGGTCCGCAAGTCCGTCCTGGCGGCGCTGAAGGCTGCTTCGTCAGCCTCTCCAGATCAGGGGAGCTAGGCGGCCTGACCGGCTTGCGCGGACAGCGTGGCGGGGTCGGTGCCGATCAGCCCGGCGATTACGTCCAACACGCGGTCTTTCGACTCCTGGAACGTCTTCTTGTCCATGGACCGGTAGTTCTGGCTCTTGGCCGTCCACACGGTGATCACGGCGTCGGTGGTGGTCACGATGGCGAACTCGATTTGGCTTTCCAGACGGCTGGCCCACCGGACGGCTTCGGCTCGGCTGGAGCATGGGAAATCCACACTGGTCGCGTAGCCGGAGCGGATCAGGGCGTATTTCCGAAGGTGTTCGGGGGTCGGAAAGCGCCGCGTCTGCTCATCTGACAGGTTCTCCCACGCCTTGGCGATGCAGGCATGATAGTGCCGGTGGGACGGGGCGGAGCGGTCTTCGATCTCGGAGAGTCTGTACACCTGCCCCACGACGAACAGCTCGTCGCAGCGCTTGGCGAAGCCGGGGAGAGGAGTGAATGCGTCTCCCTGCCACTGGAACGGGATAGGGTTGGTCATGGAACCGGCTCCCAGAACGGGCTGTCCTTCCACAGCTTCTCCGCCAGCACACGGCCATACTCGGGATGGCCCGTCTTCTCGCGGAAGAACGCTTCCTCGTTCCCGTGCCGGTGCACCCCGCCGTCACCAACATGATGATGGTGGCAGAGGGGCAGGAGGTTCCTGTCGTCAGAGCGACGCTTCCCGCCACGGATGCCGACCCAGGGGATCAGCAGATGATGACCGGCGACGGGTCCGTTGCACTCGCCGAGTTGCCAGAGGCAGCACAGCATTCCGGCGACGTCCTTCCTGTGCTTGTCGTTCTCGTAGCGGCCCGGCTTGACGCGCCCGACCTTCCCACCCTTTGGGATCGCCAAGGCGCTGTAGTCGATGCCGCTGGGCTGGCGGGGCTGTTGGCGGCGCTGGAGCATGGACGTCACTCCGCCGCCTGTGACGGAACGGAGGCCATCAGCGCGCGCTTGCGCCGGTCCTTCGCGTCGGTAACCGCGGCCTTCTGGTCGGCAGTCATCGGGTGCATGTAGCCCTGCGCCGCTGACCACAGGTCACGGAGGGCGTCCAGCGATCCGCAGCGACCGAACTCGTCCGTCAGCACGCGGGCGGCCTCTTGGTCGAACACGGCGGCCACGGCATCCTGTTCGGCCTTCCCGATCTTGCCGAAGTCGGTCTTCACCGCGTCCCACAGCCCGTCGAGGTGTTCCCGGTCCTTGGCCCCGCGCAGGGCCTTCGTCATTTCGGCGACGATGGCCTTGGGGTCGGGCTTCTCGTCCTGACGCTTCTCGGCGAACTCCCGCTCAACGTCCTGGCGATATTTCAGGTCGTCGAACTGTCCCATATGGACGTCGCCGCCGACGCCAAGCTGCTTCATTGCGTTGCCGAGAGCGTCGGTATACGACTTCTTCGCCGCTTCGTCGTCGAGGGACAGCTTCCCGTCATTCCGGGACTTGGCGATGATGTCGCCACCGACGCCCCACACGACTTCCGACTTCACCCCGTTGTCCAGATACCAGAGACCGACCGTGCAATAGATGGCGATCTCGGAACCAGCCGACTGAATTAGGTATTCGGGCTTGGTCATGCCCCAGCCGATGCCGACCGGGCCAAAATGCTCCGTCATCTTCTGCGTCGCATAGATCGGCTTGATGGCAGTCCCGCGAAAGCCGCCGGTGCGGGTGAACTGTTTGGTGTGAGCCGGGTCAGTCTTGTACAGGGGGTCCCAATGGCGGAGATTGTCGGTCATTTCAGGGCTCTCGGATCTTGTGCATTTCGGAGGGCTTTGGCAGCGTCTTCCAGACGACGCAGGGCCGGGGACAGCGCTTCCATGGTCTCCAGGGACAGGCGCCCGCTTGCGAGGGTGAGGAAGTCCCAGATGGCGCCTTCCGTCTCGTGGACCACCGCATCGGGTATGGGGATGTCCTGCGGACCCTTGTCGTAGGGCATGGTCAAACCGCCCTCTTCTCTTCGTGGATGACCACACCGGGAAGCGCATCGCTGCGCGCTCCGCCGTCCACCAGACGCTTGGCCTGGGCGGACAGGAACTCGTCCATCACGTCGCGGTGAGCGGTCCAGAGGTAGCGGGCGAATGCGGTGGCGTCGGTGATCTCGGGTCGGTAGCTGGTGCGCAGCGAGACGGCCCGTCCAAACACACTGCTGCCGGCCTTCGCCCCGTCGTTCTCCGCCTTGGTAGCGAAGCGCTCGGCCTTCTTGGCGTCCTTCACCAGGGCCTCGGCGGCGGCGCGCTGCTCCAGGTTGGCGGCGTCGGCGGCGCGCAACGCCTCCTGCGCGGCGGCGGCCTTCTCCTCGGCTTCCTTGCGGGCCTTGTCGGCGGCGGCGCACTTCTCGGCCTCCAGCTTCTCCAGCCACGGCTGGAGGGCCTTCTTGCACGCCTCAGACGCCAAGACTGTCTTGCCCTTCACCGACTTGGTATTGCCGATCAGGGCGTTGTACCGCGCTTGGATTTCGGCCTTCGCGTCGTCGTGCGGGCGGGCCTCGTCCTTGCGCGCCTCGTCCGCCTCCTTCTCCGCGGCGCGGATCAGGTTCAGCAGGTTGCCGATGTCATCGGCCATGCCCTGCGAGTTGACCGGCTCGCCGTCCAGATACAGGGCGGCCTCGTCGTAGAGCTTTCCGATCTTGTCGCGGACGATCTCGAACGGCGTCGGATCGGGAGGAGCGCCGTTGCTGCCGATCACGGCGCGCGGGTTCTCGGCGGCTTCGTCGGTGACGATGCGGGTGATGGCGTTCATCGCAGGCTCATCGGCTGGCTGTTTTCGAAGATGCCGGCCACGTCTCCGGCGGCGTCAGAGAGGCACCCATCCACCCAGCCCAGACCATCCACGCCGGAGCGGATCAGGTCGGTGGTGATGACGCGGGCCTCGGCGATCTTGCGGTGGAGGGCGGCGAGCTGTTCGCGGCACTCCGGGTCGGTCGTGCGGGTGACGAGCATGGGCCTTACTCCGCAGCGATGGTGAAGGGGATGGAGCGGGTGGCGACGAAGCTGTCCAGGGCGGCGAGGCAATGCTGCTTCGAGCCGTAGCCGACAAGCTCTCCGTCGCCGAAGGTCTTGGCGTAGGCGTGCACGGTCCACAGGCCAGCGGGACCGATGGGGCGGTTCGAGTAAGTCGCCTGGAACCACAGGCCGGTGGCCTTCGTGGCAGCATCAATGGCGGTGTCGATTTCCTTGTCCATGGATCACCTCACAGGGCGAAGAGGAAGGAGATGAGGAGCAGCAGCGCGGCCCACTCGGTCAGGAATTGGCGGGCGGTCAAGGCGTGTCCCTCACGGCAGGAAGAAGTTGACGGCCGCATACAGGCCGATGCCGATGGTGGTGAAGGCGATGGAGGCTGCCCTGGTGAAGACGATCACGAAGGCAAGCTCGGCAGCGTCCATGTCAGCTTCCGCGATGGGTCCGCTGACGGCGGGGTCTTCGAGGGCGGAGCGCATCACGCGGTCTCCTGCGAGGCTTTCGGCTTGCCGGTGCCGCTGCACACATCGCATTCGCGGTAGGTCGTTCCGTCAGTTACGGACCACGACTTAATGACCTTTCCGGTTCCCTGGCAGCGGTGGCACAGGCCGGTTTCCGCTTCCCATGCCAGTTGAAAGGCGCGAAACTCATTGTCGTGCACGGTCACCGGCATTTCGGTTTCCGCATCGCGCGCGGACCACTTCGGGTGGCCTTTCCGCGGGCCGCGCTTGAACGTCTCGGTGACCACAGCGCCGGTCACGATGATGTAGTCGCCCTTGCGCTGCCAGCGGAACGCCTGCCATGTGTCGGGCATGCCGATCTTGCGGCGGGCGCAGAGTTCCATCAGGTCGATATGGCTCATAGGGTTGTCTCCCTTGGTCTCGGCTATCGCCAGAGCCCCCGTAAGGCCCTCGCGGTAGCCGGCGGCGCTGGTACTGCCGCCGGTCCGTAGATGAGGTTCCGGGATGACGCTCCCGGAAGGCGGGTGGTGTAGCTGCCAGCTTGCCGCCGTCTTTCCCTTTGCCGATGCCGACTTCAAGGCCGCTAGGCGCCATCGGTCATCGGGTCTGGCGTGGATTGGCGAGGTATCCTTTTGCTTAGCGGCCGATCCGCCTTGGGATGGCCTGCCGGCGCCGGTCGTTCAGATGCCCAGGAAATTCACGATCTTCGTGGCGTTCGGTCTTCGCATTGTGACCTGACCCTTTCATGCTCGGCTCCGCGCTCGTCACGGCCCGGTGAGGGGTTGTCCCTCTATCGCCTCAAGCCCCCCCGCTTGTCATGGCGGGTAAGGGGCTGTGTCGGTGAGGCCCGGATAAGCTCCGGGATGGAGGGGGTCAGAAGGGGATAGGGGCTTCGTTGAGGCCGTTGAGGTGGCAGAAGACCCAGTTCGCGTGCTCGTCGGGCTTGCTCCAGCCGTCCCGCTCCTGCTTCACGGTCAGCCAGCTCGCGGTCATCTGCCGCGCAGTTCCGTCCAGGGCGTAGTCGGCGGCGGCCTCTTCTTCTTCCACTCCTGGCATCCACGCCAGCCAAGCAAAGAAAGCGGAGGCGCGGTTTTGGTTGTCCTGGGTTGGCAAAGCGCCAGTTTCGTACAGCATCACTTCCCCCCGTTCTGAGCGGCCCCGGCGACACCATCCGCGCAGGACGGACACCGGCAATCGGTGACGAAGGCTCCCCAGGTCTTGCCGCCGTCTTTGCTGCGGTCCTCGTCCCAGCCGACCGCGCGCAGGTAGCGCATTCCGGGCTGGATGGTCACGGAGCAGCCGATGAAGCCGCCGTCACAGCGCCGTGGCCTCCTAGCCGTCCGCCAGCCCATGCTGATGCCGCGGGCCATGTCACGCCTCCCCCGTGCCGGTGGCGGCAGAGAGGGCAGCGCGGGCGGCGGCCAGACGGGCAGCGCTACGATCTTCGGACCGCTTGACCCATAGGCGCAGGCGGTCGGCGACAATCGGCGGCAGGTCGGCCAGAAGCTCATCCCCAGCCTCTTCGTAATGCTCGGCGATCGTCATCCAGTCTTCGCCGTCCAGATCGTTGATGGAGTTCAGTTCTGCCTCAGCGTCGCGGCATTCGACATGATGCCGACGCACATACTCGCTGCCTTCGTAGACACCGCGGTATTCGGCATAGACGGTCCCGGCTGCGATCTCGGTGTTGCAGCCGTCGCAGATGTGCGACTTGCGGGCGGTGGGCGTTTTGCTCGACAGGCGCGTCATGGTGTCCCCTTCTTCGTCTTCTCCCCTCCCTTGCTGCGACAGAGCGCGCTGGGAGGGGGTGGTGGGTGCGGTTAGGCGGCGCCTAGTAGTGGACCTGCGCCGTCACAAGCTCGCAGGCGATGACGGAGACGCGGCAGTCAGTGCCCTCCATGAGCGCGTCCTGCACGTCCCGCATGGGCAGGCCGAGAGCCAGCTTGTCGGCGAGGTCGCGAAGTTCGTCTTCGTCAATCGTGCGGCGCGTGGTCGGCCTGCCGTCGTCCGTGGTGGCGCGGCAGCGCAGGTTGAGCGTCACTGTGATTTCTCGGTCATTGCGGGCCATTGACTCCCCCTCGTTGAAATCCCCCTCCCCAGAAGGCCCCGGCGGCAGCGAGTGCCGCGCCGCCGGGAAGTCTGAGGAGGACAACGCCCATCCGGGCCGGAACACCGCCCCACCGTGGTACCGGCTGATACCGAAGAGGGGTGGTGTGAGAGGAACCATACGCGATACACGTACGTTGCGTCAACGCGAAAAACGTATGAACTGACTTTTTTTAGCAATTCCGCCGCGGCAGGGTGTCGCTAAAGCCAATCTTTGCGACACCCTGCCGCGCCTGTTGCCGTCACCTCGGCGGCTCTGATATCGCATGGCGAGCATCCAACCGGAGTCATCCATGCGCGCCGCTAGTTCCCCGCTCACAGCCGTCTCATGGGCGGCAGTTTCCGCAGTGGCCTTCTCATCGGGAGCGGCGGCGGCAAAGTTTCTCTCTGTTAAGCTGCCCCCAGCAGAGCTGGCATTCATCCGGGCGGCATTGGCGGCGGTGGCTATTGCCGGGCTGTGGCGATACGCGACGCGGATCAGGGAGGCACGCGATCTGGGCTGGCATGCCATTCGGCTCGTGCTTGGTGTGGTCGCCGGTTACTCGTTCATGCACGCGATCACGCTGGCCCCGATAGCGCTCGTCAGCCTCATCTACTTCTCGCGTGTGCTGCTGGTCCCGGTCGCTGCGCGCTTCATGCTGGGGGAGCGGGCCGGCTGGGCAATCTGGGCTGGAGCAGCGCTGGGTACGGTCGGCGTCGTTGTGTCCGCCGGGGGCGCTCCATCTGTCGATCTCGGCCTGGGTGCCGCAATCGCTGCCTTGGCCGCCATCTCTTCCGCTGGCTCTCAGGTCGCGGTCAGGCGTCTAACCGCGAGCAACGACCCGGCTCTGATCGTCCTCATCTTCTCCATCGGGTCGGCACTGGCCCTTGGCCCCGCGGCGGCCGCCCTGTGGGTCCAGCCCACGATCCCCGACATCCCGGTCTTGGTCGCCATTGGCGCCTTCGCTGTCGTTGCTCAGTTCGCAGCCGCCAAGGCGTTCGCCGCTGCCCCGGCCCCGTTCGTGGCCCCGTTCGACTTCCTGACGGTCCCGGCATCGGCGGCGGCTGGAGCGGTGCTGTTTGGCGAGGTCCCCGGCTTGGAGATGGTGGCTGGTGGTGCGTTGGTAATCGCCGGGGCGGCTTTGGTCGCGTCGCTTGGGAAAACCGGCCGGTAGGTTGTAAGATTAGTATATCTATTTTGCATTGCTTTGGCTGACCGGTCTAAATGCCTAGTGCGGTGCACAATCCTAACCAAATGAAAGGTTTGGTTCGCATCGGGTTTTTAGAAAGTCAGGATTTTCAAAGGAAATTCATCGCCGCATACACGGATATGCTGCATTTTCCCGTGCGCTAAGCTGCCGCATGTCCAACTTTGGATATGACAATCTCGATTATCATGCTAGCGTCGCATGAGTTGTCTGCTCGCTTGGTGTTCGCGCATGGTGCCCCTTAGCCTTCCTTTGGATATCCCAAGCGCGGCTTCGGCGTTGATCGAGGCCGCATCGGAGATTGGCGGAGCGGTTGTTATGTACACGCATGACGACCGTATTGCTTGGGCGAACGACGCTCAGCGGCGTCTTGTGCCCGATCTTCGCTACGACGCCTCGGAAACCTACGCGACGATCTTTTGGCGCATGCTGGAGACGGGCCGCATCGGGAACACGATGGCGGCAAGAAATCCTCAGCAATGGCTGGATTTCGCCGTCGCCACCCGGCACTCGATGGCGAACATGGAGTTCGTGAACACCTACCCATGGGGGCAAATGCTCGTCTCCCAACTGCGACTGGACAACGGCGTGAGCATCCAGGCGCGCGTTGACCTCGCGATAGCTGGAGTTGACCGGTATTTCAACGCTCCGGCGGTCGGTGTTGGCGTGGTGATGGCTGCCAAGGCGCAACGCGAAATGAAGACCTTCCAGGCCACGTTAGACGGCCTGGAGCTGGGATTGGCGCTCGTGAACCGCTCAGGCAGCATCATCCACGCAAATGGTAGCATGCGGGACCTGATCGAGCAGCGTGACGGCTTGGAAGAGGCCGCCAATCGCTCCCTGTGCGCCTGTGATCAGTGCGACGACATGGTTCTTCAGCAGGCGATTGAGGCGGCGGCCGAGCGCCCAATACGGACGCCCGTCCTGCTCCCAATCCGGCGCCTGAATGGGCGCTCCCCGCACCTCCTAGCGGTGTCCTCTGGGGCTTCGCCGGGAACTGCGGTCGTGGTGGTGTCGCGGTTCGGCGAGAGCATTGACGATATCGCGTCAGCGCTTCAGCAGGCGTTCAACCTGACGGCAGCGGAAGCCCAAGTGACCGCAAGGCTCGGGGCCGGCATGTCGATTGCCGAAATCTCGCAGGAGCGAGGAGTGTCAGAAGGCACGGTCTACAATCAAGTAAAGGCAATCAAAGCTTCTCTGCGTCGGTCAAGTTTCGCCGCAAAAGGTCTTCACGACATTTCAGCATTGGTCATGAAGGTAGCGGCGATTGCCCGCGCGTTTCGCGCGCATAACTAGGAGGATGGTTCGGGCTATGAGCAATGTTTACGATTTCAGCAAGCACAAGAGCGCCCTGCAAAAGCGCACCGGCTTCACGGCCGACCAGAACGAGCGGGCGTGGGCCGATCTGGGCATTCTCCTGGAGGGCATGCAGAAGAACCCGAGCGCCCCGTTCCCGGTGACCGCCGCCGCCGACGAAGCTCTGCATCTGCTTCTGGAGGATGACGCCGCGATCAGTGATCTGACGGTGTCCCTGTTTGGCGATGGCGCAACGATCATTCATGATCCGACTGCATATGGGACGCCGGCCTTCGCCTCCGCCTGGGCCAACACCCGTGGGGCCTTCGCCGCGCATGGCGTCGATCTTCCGGCCGATTACCGGGACGCCGACAAGAGCGACCCGCGCAGCGCCGCCGCGTGCTGGCTGGTGATCCACAAGGCAGCATAGTTCTACGCCCCGGCGGCTTCGGCTGTCGGGGCGCATCCCTCTATCGCCCGCCAGCGGCGGAGGGATGCGGGTGTTAGCGCACCCCAGAGCCTCAGCGGATACCCCCGCTGCCAGAGATAGCGGCCGGCTGTTCCCGCCGCCGCCATTGCTCCGCTCCGCCGGTCCAGCGCCGGCAGAAATAACATATATGGGGGTATTCAGATGCACAGAGCCAAGCCGTCCAGAGCGCCAGAAATGTTACAGCCTTCAGCCATAGACATAGGACCGCGAACTTAGCGGTAAAGATATTGTTCCTAGGTTCGCGTTATGTTCTAATTTGGCGACAAGGGAGGCGGCGGAATGGCGAAGGCGGATGTGCAAGGTCAGCCGCGGGAAACGCAGGCGGACAGGGTTCTGGCGATGGTTGAGATTTTTCGGCGCTCCGCGTCAGCGAGTGGCAGCGTTGAACATGAGCCGAAGCAGCGGCTTGGCATTGTCAACGGACAGCTCACCCGGCTGTCGCCCGGCAGCTACCTCCTCCTGGTACCATCGGCAGAAAGTGGCGACCAAGTCGCCCTGATCGATTGCAGTCATGGGGAGCTTCGCTTCAGCGATCATCTCGGCTAAAGCGCGAACCGTCGCTCTGACGTGCTCGACCGGGATGCGATCAAGCTGGGCTCCGCTGGCGGGGGCGTCCGGAGTCGTGGGGATGCCAGCGAGGGCTAGAGTCTCGTGCTTGGGGACGCCGTGCTCTGCGAAGGCGTCCGCCAGCTTCTTGGCGATATCAAGCGGAAGGTGCTCATCCCGAAAGAGGTTGGGATCCTCGTAGCGCTGGTAGCTTGAGCCGCCCTTCAGGCCGATTGCCTTGGCCGCTTTCTCCATGGATAAGCCGGCGCGGTTGCGTAAGACGCGTAACTGTTCGGTGACGTGCATCGCGGCCCCCTTGTAACGCGATACACGTTGCACGTCCGGACTCACGCTTTCCACGTTGACGTTCATACGTGAAAAGCGTATGGTTTGGTCATGACCCAAGCCGAACACATCATCAGCCGATTTGGCACGATCAGCGCCTTGGCGCGCAAGCTCGGTCACAAGCATCCGACCACCGTCCAGGGTTGGAAAGAGCGTGGCTGGGTTCCCGCAGACCAGCAGCCGTTGGTCTTGAAGGTGGGAGCCGATCTGGAGCCCCCGCTGACCCCGCAAGATTTCTTCGAAGGTGCGCGAGAGCAGGCGGCAGGCAATGGCCTGCGCCGCTCCGCCTCCAATGAAGCCCGAGCATAAGGACTCCGGCCATGGACCGCTATCTCTGCGCTCTCCTGTCCTTCGGCGGCTCCTGTGTGTCGGCGCTGATCTACAGCGCCACGCACAACGGCTTGGTCGGTGTTGCAGGTGTCGTTTTCCTGCTCCTGTGCGGGGCTTTTCTGCTTCCGCTGGAGGACTGAACCATGACCGGTCACGCCTGCCTCCTGGCTGCTCGTTTCGCCGCTCTGGCGCCGCGGACAGACTCCCAGCTTTCGAACCCTTGTCAATCCTACGAAATCGCTGGGAGTGCGGTCACGCGCGCATGGGGACGGGTGGCGTCCTCCTGTCGGGGGGTGGGCTACCGCTTTGTCGCGGCGCTGCGCGGGTGGGCTTTGGACGGGATGCTGATGCTGGCGATCTGGGCGGCGCTGATGCTGCTGGTTGCTGCGCCGGTCTATCTGGTGGTGGCCGTTGGCCGTCTGGCGCACGCGATTAGCGGGGTTCCGTGACATGCCCGCCACGGAACGCACGAGCTTCGAGCGCAGCGGCACCGGCCAGCATCTCGGCACGGACCTGGGGTGCGTCTTCTACGGCTGCGGCGAGGCGCATGGCTGCGGCATCGACCAGCAGGTCCAAGGGGCTCTTGAAGGACATCACGGGTTCGTCTCCGCTTTCGAGGCGCAGTTCAATGGCAGCGGCCGTCGCAGTCAGGCGCGCCCACCATTTTCCGCCGACGAGGTGATAGCGGGCCTGTCCGCGGAACCACTCCGCGCGCTCCAGGCCACTCGGCATTCGGTCGGCGCGCATCTACTTGGAGCCTTCGACGCGCTCCGGGAAGAACTCGCGGTCAAGTTGCTGAGCAATGTTTTCGCAGAACTTTCGTCTCTGCGGCGAGCGGTCAGCAATCACGCTGAGAAGCTCTTGAATAGTTTCACAAATGCGGCGGTCTGTGGGGTCGGGGATTTTGTGTTCCATGACCGCCATTTTACCCATCGGGGGTTGAACATGGAAACCACTCAAACCGGTAAGAACTTGCCTGAAACCGGCAACATCTTTCCAGAGAAGAAGCGCAAGCCGCTGAGGGACATCCTCGCCGACGCGCTGGACAAGGCCATCCACTACCAGTTCGCCCCCTGGAGAGGCGGTAAAAAGGCATTAGCCGCCACGACGGAGCGGGCCGAGAAGACGGCCTACAACTACCTGTCACGCCAGACGATCATGTCCGCCGTGGACCTGCTGATGATCGTAGTCCGGCATCCGCCTTTCCTCGAAGCGCTGATGGCAGAGGTGCGCCGTCGCCTCGCTCACAACGGGCAGGAAGGGCAGGCGAAGAAGCTCGTCTCCCGCATCACCAAGGCCGTTGGCGAGCGCCGCCGGGCCATGGGATCGGCCATCGGATCCGCCATCCGCCCGCGCTTCCGCCGTCACAAGGAGGCCGTGTGATGGGCATCTCGAAGAAGCGGGACGCCGTGCGCGCCGCACTCTACGTGGAAATCCAGAAGCTCTACGACAGGGGGCTGAATAGCAAAGAAATCGGCGACGCCTTGCGTATGTCCGCGGTCCAGGCGGCATCAAACATGAGCCGGATGGGATTGGAAGCGCGCCCGCCGGAGAAGGTCAACAAGGCGTCGGTGAAGAAGCCGTCCAAGGATGAAACTCCGGAGCCGGTCAAGCTGATGACCAAGGCCGAGATCGCCGCGGCTGCCGGGTGGCGACCGCTGGGAAACCGGGATCGGGTCACTCTGGAGATGGACATCTCGAAGGCTCTGGCCGCTGTGCGTCAAGACCCGTCTGACGAGGAGGCCAAGACTCGTCTCCGCGTCCTGATCGCCAAGCGGGACAGCGACGATTGCGCCCGCGATGCGGTGCGGGTGGCGGCATGAGCGCCTGCACCGTCAACCCCTTCATCCGTGAAAACTGGAGCCCGACCATGGCCGAAGTTGATGCCCGCAAGGCTCGCGCCCGCTGGGCCTTCCAGCCCTCCGTCCCGCACAACAAGACGCCGCTTCCTGTGACCGACCGCGACCGCGCTTCGATTGAGGCAGCCGTTGCCGCTGGCAAGGTCCGCCGCGTCGGCTTCGACGGGAAGGAACTCGTCTGATGCCCCGCCGCGCCGGCATCTCACTGTCCGACCTGGGGCCTTCCGCGCTCCGTCAGGTTGACGCCTTCCTCGTCGCCGACGCGGCGCGGAAGGAGATGCAGGCGCGCGGCAACAAGTTCGGTGCCAAGCGCGAGACCGTGGACGGCCTGTCCTTCGATAGCAAGGCCGAGGCCGCCCGGTACGCAGAACTGAAGCTGGAGGAACGCGCCGGGCTTATCGCCGGGCTGCGCCTCCAGGTCCCCTACGAGATCACCGTCAACGGCGTCCGCATCGGGAAGTGGATCGCCGACTTCGAATACCGCCGGGCTGGCGAGACCGTGACGGAGGACGTCAAGGGCGTCCGGACTCCGGTCTACCGGCTCAAGAAACGCCTCGTGGAAGCCCTGTACGGCATCCGCATCACGGAGATCCAAGCATGAGTGACGTTGGCGAAATCGCCGCCGACCGCCTGAAATCCTTCGTCGAAAGAATAGAACGACTTGAGGAGGAAAAGAGCGGTCTCCAGGAGGACATCAAGGAAGTCTACTCGGAAGCCAAGGGCACCGGGTTCGACGTCAAGATCATTCGGCAGATCATCCGCTTGCGGAAGATGGACAAGGCCGACCGGCAGGAACAGCGCGCCATCCTCGAAATGTACGAGGAAGCGCTCGGGATGACGGAGTGAGGACGCGAAATGTCCGCATCACCCAACCCCGTTGCCGATCTCCTGCGCTTCCGTGAGCGCCTGAAATCGGCCCGCATCGACCAGAAGATGACGCAAGGCGACGTCGCCCGCCGGATGGGCAAGGACCCTCGCACCGTCCGCCGCTGGGAGAACAACGAAGGCGAGCCGTCCCTGACGGAGGCCGCTCTGTGGGCTCACGCCGTGGGCGTCCAGATGCTTCCGCCGGTCCCGTTCGATCTGGTGGCCCGCGCCGCTGGTGGCCGTGGCCGCACGAAACGGGATGCCCTGTGCGCCATGCAGGCCGCAGTCAACGCCGACCTTGCCCAAACCCGCGCCTCCAACCTGAAGGGGAGTGCCACAGCATGAGCAAAGAGGACATCGCCGCCATTGCTGCGGCAGCCGTCAAGCTCTCCACGATGCCCGCAGCCCCGGTCCATCGCATGACCGGCCCCTCTGACAAGGGGGGCGCGAAATGAGCAAGGCACGCAAGCCATCCGCCGCCGGTTTCCGCGTCCCGGCTCTCGTTCGGAACAACGCCGCATACCGGTCCCGCGTCGAGAACGCCATCCCGGCGGCAATCCTGAACTGCATCGTCACGACCGCCCTTGCTGATGGCATCGCTCCGCCGACCATGACGGTCGCCTACACCCCGGCGATGCGTGACCTGATCGCCGCCGTCGATGACCATTTCCGCGGTCTGCCGTGGCCCACGCGCCGGCTGCTGATCGACGCGGTGGATGACGTCGTGGCCTACGCGGTGACCAAGAACGGCGTGAGCATGTCCCCGCGCTCCCTGGTGCTGGCCTGCCTGTATTGGCTGTCGCCCATCGCGCAGAACGCCGACCGGCAGCGCGCCGTCATGAACCCAGCCTTCCTGCGGGCCTTCCCTGCGCTCCTCGCCGACGCGCAGGGGGCCAACGACTACGTGCAGTGCAGCGAGGAGGCCGGCTGGATCGCCGAGATCATCCGCGTCCGCCTGGAGTCCCTTGGCCTGTTCGTCGGCGCCGCCCAGCCCGTGGGGGTGGCGGCATGAAAGGGACAGTCGTCAGCCTCTGCGACCGGACAGGAAACATGGTCCGCCCGTGGATCGAGGCCGGCTATCACGCAATCACCGTCGATCTCCAGCCGGCGGCGGCGATGAGCGGGCGGACGCACATTCGCGCCGACCTGACCGCCCTGCACGAGGACTTTGCGGCCCAATACGAGCCCGCTGCCGTTTTCGCCTTTCCGCCCTGCACCGACCTCGCGAACAGCGGCGCCAGGTGGTTCCGGGACAAGGGGCTCGCCGGGCTGATAGGCGCCCTGCGCCTGGTGGAGCAGGCCCGCCTGATCTGTGAGGCGTCCGGCGGCCCGTGGATGCTGGAGAACCCCATGGGGCAACTCAGCACCTACTGGCGCCAGCCCGACCACAAGTTCAATCCGTGCGACTACGCCGGCTACAGCCCGGACCCGGACGAGGACAGCTATACCAAGCTGACGTGCCTGTGGACCGGGAACGGCTTCCGCATGCCCCTGCCGGACCGTAGGCCGGCGGCCAAGGGGAGCAAGATGCACCTTCTGCCGCCCGGCGACGATCGGGCGGACCTCCGCTCCGTGACCCCGTTGGGCTTCGCCTATGCCGTTTTCGCGGCAAACCGCGCTCGCCCGGCCACCCCCATAGCCGCGGAGTAGGGCGCATGACCCTGACCGCAATCGAGGTTGCCGCCGAGCACTGCGCGTGGGCGCGTAGGGGCGGCTTTTCAGCCCGTCAGGTGGTGGAGAGCGTCAACGGACGGAAGGTCCCGCACCGCGCCTCCATCACATGGCAAGACGCAAACGTGGTCATCGCGGCGTGGTGGGAAGCCATGAGGTATCAGAGAAGGAGGGCGGCGTGACTCACTCGTCCAGCGTAACGCCCTTCTCGCCGATGAACCGCACGCCAGCTTCCTCGAACGCCTTTTGGACGGCGGCGACCCGCTTTGCGCTCTGCGTCGGCACGCCGTCTCCGTTCTGCATGCGCTGGACCGTCGCCCAAGCGACCCCGGACTTTTCGGCCAGAACCTTCAAGTTCCAGCCGAGCAAGCCGCACGCCGCCCGTATCTGTCGCCCCGTAATCATGGAGGCGATCCTTCCCAACGAAAACGTAGGAACGCAAGCCTCAATCTGCATGGTTATGGCCCGAATGATATTGGAAATCGCACATCGCTCAGGTATGATAGCCGTTATGGGTAAAAGATACAACCTTGAGGGTGGCCGAATGATCCGTGACGTGCGCAATAGCGCACGGATTTTTGCTGACCTGGAGAGGAACATCCTTTCCGGCGGTGCAGCATGAGCCAAGCCCCGTCCATGCCGGTCTTCCCAGACGCCCTGATAGCCGACACGACCGACCTCAACATGGAAGAGTTCGGCGCGTACTGCATGATCCTGATGGTGACATGGCGGAACAACGGTCAGGCGCTGCCGGATGACCCGGCGCGGCTGGCGCGTGTCTGTCGCATGACGGAAAAGCGATGGACGGAGCGCGTTGGACCGGTTCTGGCCCGGTTCTTCGACCTTTCCGAGGGGGTGTGGCGTCAGCATCGGCTTGAAAAAGAGTGGAATTTTGTCGCGAAACAGCGCGCCTCCCAGAGCGAGAAAGGGAAGAAGTCAGCGACAGCTAAGGCACTGAAAAACAACGAAACCACTTCAACCGCGGTTGACGAGCGGTGTGAACCGAACGCCAACCCCCAACCCCAACCCCATAAAGAACTTACCTTAGAGGCTGAAGCCTCTAAGGCTACGGTCATCGCCTTCCCCCTGGGCCAAGACCCTTCGCCGACGAAGCCGCAGAGCCAAGACCTGAACGCCCTGTTCAGCGAGTGGTGGCAGTTCGTCCCGCGCAAGGTGAGCAAGGGGCAGGCCGAGAAGGCGTACAGGGCCGCCGTCAAGCACACCGACCCCGCCGAGCTTCTGGCCGGCATCAAACGCTTTGCGACCGACTGCCAGGGCAAGGACCCGCAGTTCGTGGCGCACCCCGCAACTTGGCTGAACGGCAAACGCTGGCTTGATGAGCCCGGCCTGCCGCTGAACGGAGGCTCGAATGCCCAACGTCACTTCGCTGCCCGCGAAACCCCAGAACAGGCAACTCACCGTCGCCGCGAAGCCCTCGCCAACGCCTTGGCTCGCCGCGTGGCAGCCGGCGGAGGAGGTGCCGGTGCCCATTGAGACGGTTCGCCAAGCCATCACGGAGCACGAGGCTTCGCTTGAGCCGGCGGACATGCGGGTGGTGATCGTGGAACTCGACAAGGTGTGCGCTGTGCACGGAACGCCGGCCGGCTGGGACGGCATGGTCGACGACTATCTGGAGGCGTTCGACGGCGTGCCATTCGACCTCGTGAAAGTGGCGTGCAAGCATGCCCGGCTTGACCTGAAGTTCTTCCCCAAGCCCGCCGAACTGCGCGCGCCGATCCGGGANTTGAACGCCCGCCGCGACACGCTGCGCCGCCTGCGCACGGCGGAGATGAAGGCCAAGCCCGCCAAGCACCAGCCCGAACCGCCGCGCGAGCGCACCCCGGAAGAACTGGCCGCCGTCGCCGCCGCGAAGGAAGCCGCCCTACAGGCCCTGTCCGCCGGCCCTGTGAAGGCCATGCCCGCCGAGCGTGACGACCTGAAGCCTCAGCGAGACGACAGCACCGCCGCCGCCCGCCGCCGAGTAGCCGAAGGTCTTGCCGGCTTCCGGAAGGTGGAGCGCACCGCCCAGCCGTGGGGAGACTCACAGTGACCGAACCCTACTACGCCTATTCCGCCAAGAGTCGCGCCCACCTGAAGCGGCTTGCCGAAGCGGCCGCCGACATGCCGGCTTGCCAGAAGATCGCCGTCACCGCCCGCTGTTTTGCCGATGGCCTGATGGTCATGCCGTTCTGGGTGCGCATCAGCCTTGCTCTCGCGATCTGGAGGCATGGCCGGCTGCTGGCCTACTTCGCGTTCTTCTCCCGGATGGACAAGGCCAAGCCCGGCGCCGCTGACGACGCTTGGGATCAGATCATCCGTCACATGCTGGACGGGAAGGACACCGAGCAACCCGGTTCGGTCGGGGGCTTCTGCCAGCGGGAACTGGACATGTTCGTCGGATACCTGCGCGACGCGCGCCGCATGGAGGGATGACAGCATGACCGAAACCGCTATTGTCGCTCTGGTGCTTTTCGGCTGGTGGCTGACGGGGGCCGCGTCCATCGCGGCTTACCTGATCTGGTCAACCGACAGGCTGAACCGGAAGTATCCGAACCAGCGGCCTGACCCTCTGCTGACGGTTGGTGACCTGATCCCCATGACCCTGTTCGGGTGTGCCGGGTTATTGGCTGCCGCCGCCGTCGCGGCTGGGGCTCTGGCGCTCATCGTCAGCGAAGGTCGCTTTTCGCGAAAGGTTCTGATCCCTGGCCGGCGGATGGCTTCCCGATGACGACCACCCGCGAAATCTGCGCTGCCCAGAAGCGCGTCGCCTCGCTTGTCGCCTCAGGACTGGCGGACAAGGAAATCGCCCGAGACATGGGCCTGTCGCTCGGGGCGACGAAGGACCGGGTAAAGCGCCTTCTCAGCCACGCCGGAGCCCGCAACCGCGTCCAACTGACCCTGTGGTGGCTGCGCCAGACCGGCCAGCTTCGGGAGACTGCCCAATGATCTGCGGCGCTGAAGCCCACGCCACCGCCGCCGACCAGCGGTTCATGACCTACGCCCGCCATCAGGCCGCCAAGTCCAAGGACCCGTGCAAACAGGTCGGCGCCGTCGTGGTCGGCCCGCTCGGCGAGATCCGGGCAATCGGCCACAACCGGCTCCCCGGTGATCGGGACTGCCCGGACACCTACGCAGACAAGCGCCGCAAGCGTGAGCGGATCGTCCACGCCGAGGTGGTCGCCATCACGTCCGCGGCGCGGGCCGGTGTCGCTCTGGACGGCGGCACCCTCTTCGTCACCCACCCGTGCTGTGCGGACTGCGCCCGGATGCTGGTGGAAGCGGGGATCGTGGAAGTCGTCTGGCCGGAGCAGGCGACCTTTTCGGAGCACTGGCAGGAGAGCTTGCGGGAGGCGGAGGACGAATTCGCTCGGGCGGGGGTGAGGGTCCGGAGGATGGTAGCATGACGCGCGTTCTCGTCTGCGGTGGCCGTGACTACCAGGACCACAAGCGCGTGTTCGCCGAACTGGACCAGATCCACGCCGAGCGGGAAATCAGCGTCGTGATCCACGGCGCCTGCATTCAGCGCGGCATGCTGTCCGGCGCCGACCGGTGGGCAGAAGCGTGGGCCATCGCTCGGGAGGTCCCGTACTGGGGCTTCCCGGCCCGCTGGAACATCGACGGAGGCGGCAAGGCTGGACCGATGCGAAACGCCCGGATGCTGGAGAAGGCCAAGCCGCACATCGTGGTCGGCTTTCCCGGAGGGCGCGGCACCAACGGCATGCTCAGGATGGCGCGCGAGGCTGGCGTGATGGTGATCGACGCCGCATCACAGCCGAACGTCACTGGATAGCGTTTCCCACCGATCCTGGGCGCGCTGGATAGCCTCCGCCCGAAAGGATGCTTCACGATGGCTGAGGTAACCAGAACGCGCTCCACGGCCTTCTAATCGAGACATTCAATCCGACAAAGGATGCTTTCCGAATGGTGATGCATTCCAGGGGCGCCCCACCCGAGATAAACCGCCGCGCGACCATTTCCCGGTTGACGCGGAATGGGCAAAGCTTACACTTTCGCGCGCGCGCGAGCGGGTGTATGGTGTATTCACGTAGGTGGACCCACTAGATACGGGGGCGCGTGATGCAGGCAGCGAACCAGAGCCTTACCCCGGCGGAGTCGTCCGTGCTCCGCCACCTGTGCGGCGGGGGATCGCCGAGCAACAAGATGATCGCCGTGCGGATAGGCTGTTCTGAGCGGACGGTGGAGGCGCACATTCGGGCGGCATCGCACAAGCTGGGGGTGGCTGGCCGTGTCGGGCTTGCCGTGTGGGCTGTGAGGAACCTGCCCGCTGAGCAGGTGGCCGCATGAGCCGCCGATCCAAGCGCCCCAAGGCGCAGCGCACTGGCTGCCCCATTGCCGACTTGAGGGCGATGCGTCCGGACGACAAGGACCGGCCGGCGCTTGCCGCCAAGGTCGTGGGGATGATGCGGTCAGGCGTCTACGGCCACGAGGACGGGGTGCCCGTGCTGCTCACCCAAGCGCAGCGCATCGCCGCCTCTGACGCCCTGACCCCGGCGGACTGGCGGGCCAGCCAGCCGAGTGCCGATGCCGCCGAGCGGTGGACGGACGGCCAGCCGAACACGGTCACGTCACGCCCCACCATCTGCCGAGAGGCGCTGACGGTGAAGCGCGCGGCCACGCTGGACAACCGCGGCTGGGTCTGGAACGCCGAAGTCGTCCGCCTCCACCTCGCCGAAGCCATGGACACGATGCGCCGGATGCGGTTCCCGGCCAACGAGGTCCCGTCCACGAAAGTCGCGGCGTGCATCGAGTTCGCCAGGACGCGGGCGGAGTTGGAAGCGCTCATGCTGGACTGGCTTGGCGACGTGAAGGCTCTGGTAGCCGCACCAACGCCCAAGGAGTTGCGCAGCCTAGACGAGACGCTTCCCTGGCTCTACGCCGTGACCGATTGGCGGCACCGCATCGTCGCCTCGCTCCGCGCCTCCGGCATGAGCTGGAGATCCGTGGCGGCGAAGGTCAATCACGAGATCGCCCGCCGCACTGGCGGTGAAGGGATCAGCTATGAGACGGCAAGGCGCTGGGAAGAGAAGGCGGTTGACCAGATCGTGAAGGCGCTGAACTCGAAACGCCACGCTGCGGCCTAGGTGAAATCACCTACGTGATTTTTCCTTGTGACAACTTGAGGCGGTTTAGGGCATACAGTTAGATATGATTTCGCGACACGCCCGCACGGTGAACTCCGGCGCGGGCGTGTCTGCATCTGGAAACATCTTTCCGAGATACCGCAGGCATCGCGTCTGGCTCCCCCCGCCAATCCTCCGTCCCCCGCGCGTTTGCCTGCGGTACCCCTACAGGGCCACCGGCCTGGAGGCCCCCATGACCCATGACAGCGACTTACGCCGCGTCCCGCCGATTGGGGCGTGTGATGCCGCCGCCTGAGGTGAGCTTAGTGGCCGCGCATCCACCACCCCAGCTCGTAGAGACGACGGAGCAGCCGGATAACCGGTGGGTGGGGACGGCGGAGAAGGTGTGGGCCACCACGCACCCGGTCAACCAAGGGCTCGCCATCGTCGGCGTTGTCGTCTTCAGCGTCGCTCTGATCCGGGCTGCTGCGCCGAAGCTGGAAACGCTGCTGCGCATCTGGAAAGGGCAGGGCGACAAAGGGACAGCAGATGTCCCGGCGCAGCCCTTCACCCCGCCGCCCGAGCCCACGGAAGCCGACAAGCGGATGGACCAGCTCCTGGCCGTGACGCAGGACATGGCCCGCAAGCTCCAGAAGGTCGAGCAAGGAGTGCACAACGTCTCCGCTGAGGTGTCAGTCCTCGACAAGCGCATAGGCCGCATCGAGGACCGCTTAACGAGCGCAGTGACCAGGGAAGAGATGCGGATAGCCCTGGATTTAGTCAGTGAGCTTGCCAAGGCCCGCTGAGCGCAACCGACGCGAGCGGCTTTTCGGCGCCTTCCGGGTATCGGCCCGGTGATTTTCGACACTTTCGCAGACCTTGAGTTGAGCCACTCGCAATTTTGAGGGCTGACGCCATGGCAATCCGCTGTGCTGAAACGTGCCTCGACGGGGAATGCACCTGCCGCCCCTCTTCCCACGATGACGAGATGGCCCGCGTGGATGCGATGAGCCGGGGCCGCCGTGCCGATGCGATCCGCGCCGAGACAAACGCCGCGATGGATGGCCGGGATTTCCCGTTGAGGGATCGTCTTGACGAACTTGCTGTGCAGGCCACCGAACTCGCGAGGCTGTCATGAAGACGCTGAGCCAATCCCTGGAAGACGCCACGCGCATCATCGGCAGCTTACACCCGCCGGGCCGCGGCGCCACCGCCTTCTCGGACAGTCCTTGGTCAGTACACAGCATCATCCCTGATGGCTGGGTCGGCATGGTGCTGGACGACACGGACGACGAACTGGTCTCGGTTGATACGTCATCGGCGAACGGCGACATTACCCTGCATGGCAATGGCCGTGTGGTCGTGGTCCCCTCCCGCTGGCCCGGTGGGATAGGCGAGGAACCGTTGATGGGGGAGCCGGCATGAGCGACGACACCAATCTGGTTGGCCTGCTGTCGGTCGCCCCTGAGATGCTGTGCGACCTGATCGGCATTGAGCCGGGGCATCGCGTCATCGGAACCGCCATCGCTGCGGACGGAAGCGTAGAGCTTACCATCGCCGGCCCGAGCATGCCGCCGATGGAAGACGGCGTGGCGAAGCGCGTTCGCATGCTGTGCACCGGGCACGCATCGGTGACGGCCCGCTGGGAACACGCTCCCGACAAGGAATGGGTCGCTCGCCCGTGACCCTCTCCCTCCTCATCCTCTCCACCACCTCCCTCCTGGCTATAGCCGCTGCTCTCATCGTCGCTCGGAGGTAACGGTATGGTCGGCGGAACGTACCTAGAACGCCCGCATCGGAAGTGGTAGAAAAGAAGCGGGCCGACACGCTGTTGGAGCAGCGCCGCCGGCCCTAACCACAACCGATGTTGGAGCATCGACGATGGCTGATGCCACGGTACAGCAAGCCACCAAGGTTTGCACGAAGTGCGGCGCTGAGAAGCCGGCGACGCTAGACAACTTCCACAGGCACAAGCTTGGAAAGTATGGCCTGAACCCCGTGTGCAAGCCGTGCCTCCTTGCCTCTCATGCGGAGCGACGCACTAGGCCCGAGAACAAGGCGCGGATGCAGGCATGGCGCGACGCCAACAAGGACTACGTGAAGGCGTACAACGCCGAGTACCGGAAGGACCACAAGTCCACGGAGTATGTGGCGGCGTGGCGGGCGAAGAACCTGGACCATGCGCGGGTCAAGGTGGCTGCGTATCAGAGGATGAGGCGCGCGACTGACCCGGCCTACCGCATGAAGTGCCGCCTGTCCGCTCGCTTGAACGCGATGCTGAAGGACAAAGGCGGTCGCAAGGCGGAAGAGCTGCTGGGCTTCACCAGAGACCAACTGATGCGTCACCTTGAACGCCAGTTCACGAAGGGCATGTCGTGGGAAGCGTTCAGCCGCGGCGAAATCCACATTGACCACATCGTGCCGGTATCGGCTTTCAACATCACGAGCGTGGATGACCCGGACTTCAAGGTGTGCTGGGCGCTGACCAACCTGCGGCCGATGTGGAAGGTCGACAACATCAAGAAGGGCGGCAAGCGCCTGCATCTGCTGTAGCGGATCGCATGAGGGCTGGCCGGTAGGTGTGAGATGACGGCCAGTTCCTACTACCAGTCGCCGCACTGGAAAGCCCTGAAGCTTGAGGCGCTGAAGCGCGACAAGTTCCGCTGCACGGTGCCCGGCTGCGGTGCCACGCGCGCCACGTCACGGCTGACGGTGGATCACATAGAGCCGAGGCCAAGAGGCGAGGCGGAGCCGACCGACAAGGACGTGCTGCCCAATCTCCGGACACTATGCAAGACGCACGATAATCAGGTCATGCAGAACAGCGACGGACGGCGGCGCGGTGGCGGGAGCTTCACTGTCGGTGGGTGTGATGAGGACGGCTTCCCCATCGATCCAAGCCATCCGTGGAGAAGGGGGCGATAGCGCATGCAGATCGGCCGCATCGAAGGCGCAACCCGCGTGCTGGGCAAGTCGCAAGGATACCTTGGGCTGCCGCTGCGTGACGAAGTGATAGACTGCCCTGTCAACGGGGCGAAGACGCCTTGCATGGTCACGGCTTGGACGCCGACGCCAGATGAGATCGAGCGCATGGTGTCAGGGGCTCCAGTGTACCTTCGAGTGCTTGGGGTGTCGCACCCTCCAGTGATGCTGACGGTTGGCGATGCGCCAGAGGGCTGACACCCCCCATACCGGGTCGCATCTTTGGGCCGATTTGGGGTGGTGACCGGTCCAGGGTTGAATTTTCCCGCGCAACACAAACCAAGAGGGGGTCTATCGGCCAGTAGCCGAGAACCCCGCATCAATGTTGGAGTATTGCCCGATGACATACGGTGTCATTTCGGGCGGCGGTGCTGACATCGCTGAGCCCGATTGGGAGCGGCTTATCCCCGATCCCGAAAACCCTGAGCTGGCGCTGAACGATTGGCGTGAGGTGGCTCATCAGGAATGGCTGCGTGTCACATCCGCTCTCCGTGAGGCCGGAACGCTGGCCCCTGAGAACCGCCACCAACTCCAACGGCTGGTACTCGCCTACGTCCGCTTTGACATCGCCGCGGCGCAAGTGATGCGGATGGGGGCGGTGAAGCTGTCCACCAAAAAGGTGCCGATGCTGAACATGTGGCAGGTGGAAATGCGCGCCGCTGATGGCGATGCCACCACCGCCGAAATGGAGCTTGGCATCACCCCACGGCGCCGCGGCGCGGTCACTAAGGTCAACCGTCAGCAGAAGCGAGCGAGCAAGGCCGATGCGTACCTCGTCAAGAAAGCCTGATGGTCCGTTCGACCCTGTAACCGCGTGGGCGCGTGATGTGGTGGATGGCAAGATCACGGCAGGACTGACGACGATAGGGGCGGCTGAGCGGCATCTGCGGGACCTGAAGGACGGCCCGAAGCGCGGTCTTCATTGGGACCTGAATGCTGCGCTGCATGTGGTCAACTGGTATCCAACCATGTTGACGATCACGGCCGGCGCGAAGGCCGGGGAACCGTTCCATCTGTTGCCCCCACACATGTTCGCCACCGGTTCGTTGTTTGGCTGGAAGCGCGACGATGGTCGCCGCCGGTTCCGAACGTTCTGGTTCGAGACGGGAAAGGGACAGGCCAAGTCCCCGTGGATGGCAGCGACTGGCTTGTACATGATGCGCTTCTGCGGCATCCCTCGGTTCGAGGGCTACGCAGTCGCCGGAACGGAAAACCAGTCCGGTATCGTCCTCGGCGATGCAGCGGCGCTGTGCCGGGCCAGAGTGCCGGATGAAGAGCAGACGCTAGAGCAATATGCCGGCTACCAACTCCGTGGCACAGGAGACCTGACGTGGCAGATTGAATGGGATGGCAGCGACGAAGGCTTGGGCATCTGCAAGTTCCGCAACGTGTCCAGCGGTTCGAGCATCAGCGGGCCGCGCCCGTCCTTGGTGGCCGGTGACGAGATCCACGAATGGGACGACCCGTCGATCCTGGAGATGTGGACGGCGGCCATCATGAAGATGCCGGGAGATCCGCTCATGTTGCTGGGGACCAACACCCCGGCGTCTGACCAGATCATCGGTACGGAGCAGTCCGACTACTACACGATGGTCGCCAAGGGTGAGTTCCAAGACGACGCCTCGCTGGCCCTGATCTGCACATGTGACGAAGGAGACGACCCGCTCGCCGATGAAACGGTGTGGCGCAAGGCACTACCCGCGCTGGACATCACCTATCCGGCGGCCAACGTCCGGGACGAGGTGGCGAAGGCGCAGGGTTTGCCGGGCAAGGCGACGACGCTCAAGCGCTTGTTCTTCGGCTTCCGCATCGGCGTGGCGGATGGATGGATCGACCTCGACTTGTGGCAGTCCTCGCTTGGTGTGCTGGATGAGGACGAGCTTGCCGGGCTGCCGTGCTGGCTCGGTCTTGACCTGTCCAGCCGGAAAGACCTGACCGCCCTTTCGGCTGTGTGGGAGCGGCCTGACGGCCATCTGTTGGCCCGCATCTACTACTGGACGCCCGGCGCAACCATCATGCAGCGGGAGAAGGTTGACAGGGCGCCGTACACGCAGTGGCGGGACAAAGGTTTTCTGGTGGCGACGCCGGGGCCGACAATCCCGAAGGCGTGGCCGGCAATGGAAACCAAGCGGATGGTCGACCGCTACAACGTGGTCGGCATGGCCTACGACCCCGCGCAGATCCTCGATTTCGAGGAAGCATGCACCGAAGCTGGGCTAAACATCTGGAAGTATGAAGGCCCGAATGAGCCGGCTGGCGGCGGCCTGATGATGGTTCGGCATGGGCAAGGCTGGAAGGGATTGGACAATCCGGCCCTACTGAACATGCCAACTGGTGTGAAAGCGCTGGAAGACGCGATCCTGAACGGAAAGCTGACCATCGAGAAGAACCCGGTAACGAATTTCTGTTCGGCCAACATGTCTTTGGCCCCCGGAGCGAACCCAGACCAGAAGGTGCCGAACCGGCGAAAGGCGCGGGGACGCATCGATGGGATGGTTGCGCTGATCGAAGCTATCAACGGAGCGCGCTCGAGCATCACGGGCGGGGCATCGGCTGGGCCGGAAATCATCATCCTCTAACGAAGGCTTTCCCCATGGCGCAGAGAGAAACCAAGGGCCGCTTGGCTGCGGCGCTGTCGGACCTGTGCGCCCTGGCGGGGGCCGGGTTGGTGTCCTACGGGGCGTGGCTGGTCTATGAGCCGGCCGGCTTCATCGTTAGCGGGGCGATCCTGCTTGGTGTCGGTGTGATCGGCGCGCTGCGGAAAGGTGTCTGATGGCTGGGCTCTTGCAAACACTGCTGGGCGGACCAGTCGAGCGCCGCGCAACCGGCATGGATATGGACCTGTGGTCGCTGCTTCTGGGTGGCGGCGTAGCGTCCAAGTCCGGGATCAACGTCACCTACGACGAGGCGCTGAAGTGCTCCACGGCTCTCGCCGCGGTGCGGGCGCTGTCGCAGGGCATCGCGCAATCGTCCTTCGGGCTGTTCAAGCCGACTGTCGATGGTCGGGGAATGGAGCCGGCGATCAAGCACCCGCTCTATCGGCTGCTGTACCGTCAGCCGAACGAGTGGCAGACCTCCTACGAGTTCCGCGAAACCCTGATGATCCACGCCGTGCTGACCGGCAACGGCTTTGCCTTCATCAACCGGGTTGGCGGAAGGGTGGTCGAGCTTATCCCGCTCCTGCCTGGGCAGGTGAGCATTGAGCAGAAGGCTGATTACTCTCTGGTCTACCGGGTCACGTTCGCCGATGGACGGTACGCCGAACTGAAGCGTACCGACGTTCTGCACCTGCGCGGGCTGAGCTGGAACACCTATTCCGGCATGGACACGCTGCGGCTGGCGCGAGAGGCAATCGGCCTCGCGGTAGCCACCGAAGAGACCCATGCCCGTCTGCACTCCAACGGGGCGCGGCCTGGGGGCATCCTGACGGCGGACGGCAAGTTGGAGCCTGATCAGGTCGCCCAGATCCGGGCGGCATGGCAGCAGGTCCAAGGTGGCGTCCACAACGCCATGAAGACGGCCATCCTGTCCGGTGGCCTGAAGTGGACGCAGTTGTCCATGACCGGTGTGGATAGCGAACACCTCGCCACGAGGCGTTTCCAGATCGAGGAGGTCTGTCGCGACCTGGGGGTGTTTCCGCAGATCGTTGGTCACTCGGACAAGACGTCCACCTATGCCAGTGCTGAAGCCTTCTTCCAAGCGCACGTGACGCACTCGTTGGCGCCATGGGCTGAACGGCTGGAGCAGGCGTGTGATCGCGACTTGCTGACCGAAGAGGAAAAGGCCGCCGGCTACGCGACCAAGCTGGACATGCGCCAGATGGAGCGCGGCGACACCAAGGCCCGAACCGAATACTACGCATCCGGCATCAATGCGGGATGGCTCGTTCGGAATGAGGCGCGCGTTCGCGAGGGTCTGAACCCGCTTCCCGGCCTCGATGAACCGCTTCAGCCGCTCAACATGGGCGCCGGAGACGGAGGTCAGAAGCCTGCCGATCCGGCTCCCAAGAAGACGGTCGGCGAAGCAAAGGCCGGGCGGGTGCTCTCGGCCAGCAATGAGGGGCGGATCGTCGCCGCCCGTGACGAACTCAACACGGTGCTCGCACAGGTGCAGGCGGAGGCCACATGAACAAGCTCGAAACCAAGTCTGGCCGGTCCGGCAAGCATCTTGCCGTCGTTGGCCGGGAACTGAAACTGGCGGACGACAAGCCCGGTCTGGTCACTGGATACGGCTCCGTCTTCGGCATCAAGGACAGCTACGGCGATATCGTCGCCCCCGGCGCCTTCAAGGCCAGCCTTGCCGACTGGAAGGCCAAGGGACGAATGCCGGCGATGCTCTGGCAGCACGACTCTTCCGAGCCTGTCGGCATGTGGACGGAGATGGAAGAGGACGGGATCGGACTCCGCTGCTCCGGACAGCTCCTCCTGACGGTGGACAAGGGCAAGGAGGCTTACGAGCACCTGAAAGCCGGAACGGTCGGCGGCCTCTCCATCGGTTTCCAAACGGTCGAACGGACCTGGAACTACGAGGAAGAGACGCGCACCCTCAACAAGGTGAACCTGTGGGAAGTGTCGCTCGTCACCTTCCCGGCCAACGACGCCGCCCGCGTGAGCGGCGTCAAGGGCGTTGACCGGTTCTCCACCATTCGCGAATTCGAGGACTTCCTTCGGGATGAAGGCGGGTTCTCAAACGCCCAAGCGAAGGCCATCGCCTCGCGTGGGTTCAAAGCCGCATCGGATGCTCGGGATGAGCCTGATGGGCTGGCGGCCGTGCTGGCTGCCCTTCGATCAGCCAACGCCGCAACCAACCTCTAACGGAGCTTTCCCATGCCCGATTGCCTGTACATCCCGGCCGACATCGAGAAGAAGGACGCCGGCAACATTACTGCCGAGATCGAGCGCGAAATCCGCTCGCTGGGCGGCAACGTCAAGTCCCTTCAGGACAGCGTGAACCGCGACCTGGAGGCCGTTCGCAAGGTCGCCGAGGAAGCCAAGGGCGCCGTCGGCCCCGAGGTCAAGTCGCAGATCGACGCGCTGACCGAGTCCGTTCTGCGGAAGATGGACGAGGCCACCAAGCCGGTGACCGACCGTCTCGACGGCCTGGAAGCCCGCTTCAACCGTCCGGGAGCCGGCGGCTTTGGCGGCAACGGCGACGATGGGCTGGAGAAGCGCGCCGCGGAGTTCGCCCGCACCGCCCTGTCGGTGCGCGGCAATCTCAATCCCGGCGTTGTCCTGGATGCCAAGTCCATCAATGTGGACGGCTACAAGGCGTGGGAGCAGTCCTTCGGCCTGTATCTGCGCTCCAAGGACGACCGCGCCATCGAAGAAAAGGCCCTGACGGTCGGCTCCGATCCGAACGGCGGCCAGCTCGTTCCCACCGCGACCAGCAACCGCATCATTACGCAGGTCTACGAGACCTCGCCGATGCGCCAACTCGCGACCGTCGAGACCATCGGCACGGACTCTCTGGAGATCCCGAACGACCTCGGCGAATTCGACGCTGGTTGGGTTGGCGAGACCGAGAGCCGCGGCGAGACCGCCACCTCCACGCTCGGCGTTCTGCGCATCCCGGTCCACGAGATCTACGCGAAGCCGAAGGCGACGCAGAAGATGCTGGAAGATGCGTCGATCAACGTCGAAGTGTGGCTTGCCGGCAAGATCGCCGACAAGTTCGCTCGCACCGAGGCGTCGGCGTTCATCTCCGGTGACGGCGTCAAAAAGCCCCGCGGCATCCTGACATATCCGAGCGGTACCAGCGGCGCCAAGATCGAGCAGATCGCCAGCGGCGGCGCCACCTCGATCACCGCCGATGGCCTGATCAACCTGATGATCGCGCTGAAGGACTACTACGCCTCCGGCGCTTCGTGGCTGATGCGCCGCGCGACGGTCGGCGCGGTCATGCTGCTGAAGGACGGCGACGGCCAGTACATCTGGCGTCCGGGCCTGGAGGCTGGCAAGCCGTCCACCCTGCTCGGCTCCCCGGTCTATCAGGCTGCGGACATGCCGGCGGTTGGCGCGGGCGCCCTGCCCATCGCCTTCGGCAACTTCCGCGCCGGCTACACCGTCGTGGATCGCCTGGGCATCACCGTCCTGCGCGACCCCTACTCGGCCAAGCCCTTCGTGGAGTTCTACAGCCGGAAGCGCGTCGGCGGCGACGTGGTGAACTTCGAAGCCTTCAAGCTGATGGTCGTGTCGGCGTCCTAAGCGGCGTCGAGCAGACAATCGAACGGCGGCCTTCGGGCCGCCTTCTTCGCATTCAAGGAGACATGCGCGATGCGCGACATGATGACCCACTGCACGCCGAAGCGCTGCATCAGCCCGGCTGCGGCCACCACCGACAATACCGCGTGGGTCGGCCAGATCATCGATATCCAGGGCTACGACAGCCTGACCTATCTGATCGAGACCGGCTCGCTGGCGGATGCCGACGCGACGTTCACTGTGCTTCTGGAGGAGAGCGACGCGTCCGACATGTCCGGCGCCGCGGCGGTCGCTGATGTGGACCTGCTCGGCACCGAAGCCCTGGCGTCGTTCACGTTCGCCGACGACAACAAGTGCTTCAAGCTCGGCTACGTCGGCAACAAGCGGTACACCCGCCTGACGATCACGCCGGCCAATAACAGCGGCAACGCCTTCGTGGCGGCTATCGCTCTGCTCGGCCATCCGGCGCAGCGACCCACGGCGAACCCGCCGGCCTGACGACACGATAGGGAGGCAGAAACCCTGCCTCCCGCTCTGTGAAGGAGATAGCGGCCATGGCCGACGCGACTTACCAGACCAAGGTCTATGACAAACTCGGCGGCGACCAGATGGTTGTCGCTGCCGGCGGGTCGATCAATGTGGAGACCGGCGGCAAGGTTCTTGCCAACGGCACACAGGCTGCGGCGATCACCGACGTTGCGACCGCGGGCAGCGCCACGGCTGCGGCGAACGCCACGGCGATCAACAGCATCCTTGCTGCCCTGCGCGGCGCCGGCATCATCGCGAGCGCCTGATGCGCGCCCGTGTGCTGAAGCCGTTCCCCTACTCGGGGGACGGCATCCGCATCGAAGCCCTGAAGGAGGGGCAAGAGGCGGACATTCGGGACGATCTGGTGGCGGGCCTGACGGCGGAAGGCTTCATCGGTCCGGTTGGTCAGGTGGCCCAGCCCGTCGAGACGGTTACTGCCGCATTCGACCCGTCCACCGCAGACGCCGAAGCCCTACGCACCTTCCTGGCTGAGCGTGGCGTGTCCGTCCACCACCGCACCGGCCTGGACAAGCTCCGCGAGATGGCTGCCGCTGAACTGGCGAAGGATTGACCATGCCGACCCTGACCGTCTCCGCTGCCGTCGCTGATCGCTCGCTGGTGACGCTGGCGACGGTCAAGGCCGAACTCGGCATCACGGACACGACGAACGACACGCTGCTCACGCGGTGGATCAAGGAACTGTCCGACAACGTGAGCGAGGTCTGCGCCGTGGCTGCGGACCAGCTCGGGCGCCGCACGTTCCTCACCGAAGCCGTGACCGTCTCCTATCGGTCTGGGGAAGTGCCATGCGGCACCGACCCGGCCCCGCTGATCCTGCCCTGGCGCATCCCCTTCAGCGTCTCCACCGTGACCGTTGACGGCGTGGCCCTGACCGTCGCCGACGACGTGGAGGTTGAGCCGATGGCCGGGCTTCTGTACCGGCTGGACAGCAACGGCGAGCGCACCCGCTGGGAGCGCGCCCGAGTGGTAATCACCGGTTCCGGAGGGTGGGCGCAGGGCGACATGCCAGCGGCACTCTCCAGCGCCGTCACAGACGCCGTGCGGTACAGGTGGTTCGCCCATAACCGGGGCGACGGCGACCCGCTGTTGCGGAGTTACGAAAACCCGGACGTCGAAAAACTGTCGTGGGTTGACCCCGACAAGCTGGAGACCGTCAACGGCCTACCTGCCGCCGTGGTCGCCCGGCTGTCCACCTACACAAACACGGTGATCGGATGAGCGCCTACGACCGTTTCGCCGCGTCCCTGCGCCGCGCCGGCCGCCAGATGTCGCTGAAACGCCGCGTCGGGACCAGCACGACAGTATTCGTGGAGGCAACCGTTTACGGCAAGGCGCGTTTCTACCAGCCTACGGAATTGATCGGGCTGGTGAAGCAGGGTGACCGGCGCATCCGCATTTCCCAGGCTGACATCGCTGCGGCGGCTTGGCCGGGACCTCCCAAGGTCGCTGACATATTGGATGGCGGTACTGTCCAGGGGGCTGAAGCTCTGTACGAAGGAGAAACTCTTGTCGGCTTCGTCGTCTGGGTGAGGGGGTAATCATGGCGAGCGTAATCGTCTATGACGCCATCCGGGCCAAGGTGGAAGCAGACTGGTCCGGCACGCCGGTATCGTGGCCGAACGAGGCATTCGATCCGCCGCCGGGCGACCATTGGATCGCACTCGAATTCGAGGGGCGGCTTTGGTCTCAGGAGAGCATCGGTGGGGGAGATCCTGCCGAAGAGCGGTGGGACGAGAACGGCAGCATCTGGGTCCACTCCATCGCCCCCATAGGCGTCGGCGAGAGGACGCAGCGTCTGAACGCCACCAACTTCATCAATATGTTCCGCGGCACCGAGATCGGAGCCATCGAGTTTCAAGACTGCGAAATCGCGGCCGGCGGCGCCGATGACGACGGGGCGTGGTGGCGCATCACCGGACGCATCGACTTTGTGAGGAAGTGACCATGGACAAGTACACCGTTGCCAAGCCTTTCACGACGCTGACCCGCCGCTTTGCGCCGGGGCAGGAAGTCACGGAAGCCGACATCGACGGCGCCCTTACCATCGCCGACTTGGTCAAGCTGGGCTGCGTCTCCGCTCCAGCCAAGCCGACGAAAGCGGCCAAGGAAGCCCCATCGGCGGAATGACCGCCTGAACCATCGATCCCGTCAGCCGCCCTTCGAGGCGGCTTTTCTTTTGGCTGAGGAGAGCCGCCAGATATGACCAGTTCGAACCGCGTCCAACTCGCCGCCGTGGTCGAGGCCACCATCGGCACCACCCCGAACACGCCGCGCATGCGTAAGGCGCGCATCACCGGGGAAAGCCTGTCCTACACGCCGACCTTCGTCGACAGCGACGAGATCCGCGCCGACCGGATGACCGCGGCGCCGATCCAGGTGTTCAAGGAGAGCGCGGGCGGCGTCAATGTGGAACTGCATTACCCCGTTCCGGACTCTGTGCTGTCCAACTTCATCGCGTCGACGATGTTCCGGGACTGGATCAACACGCCGACCCGCTACAACGACGGCACAGCGGACAGCGTCATCACGGATATCGGCACCACCGCCAACACGATCACGTTCGCAACGGGCTCTGCCTTCGTGGTCGGCCATCTGGTGCGCAACACCGGCTTTGGCGTGTCCGGGAACAACGGCCTTTTCCCGGTGACGACGGGCGGCACAACGTCTCTCGTCTCGACGGGCGCCAGCTTCACGGCCGAGACGGCGCCGCCCGCAGAGGCCCGCGTCAAGGTCGTCGGCTTCCAGGGCACCACCGGAGACATCACTGCCACCGCCACCGGCCTTGGGTCGACCACGATGAACTTCACGACGCTGGGCATCTCCCCCGGCATGTTCATCAAGATCGGCGGCACCGGGACGGCATTCCGGTTCGGGACCGAGGCACTGAACACGTGGGTTCGCGTTACCGCGGTCACCGCCACCGCCCTGACGCTGGATCATCTGCCGTCCGGATGGGCCACCGATACCGGAAGCGGCAAGACGATCCGGGTGTTCTTTGGCGACTGGACGTACAATGGGACAGCCAAGATCGGCCTGACCATCGAGCGCGGTTTTCTGGGGCAGGCCACGCCGACCTACATCGTGCAGCGCGGCATGGTCGCCAACCAGATGCAGGCGCAGGTTCAAAGCCGGCAGAAGATCAACGCCAGCTTCGACTTCATCGGCATGACTGGCGGCGAGAGCGCGACCACGCTGGACGCGGTTCCCGATGAGGCGCCGTCGCCGTCGAGCTATCCGGTGATGGCGGCCAACGTCAACGTCGGTCGGGTGAACGAGAACGGTTCCGCCGTATCGTCGCCGAATTACGTGCGTGAAGTGGCCTTCACCATCAACAACAACATCGCCGGCATTGAGGCCGTGGACAGCGACAGCTTCCAGGGGCACCGGGAAGGCGAATGCATGGTGTCGGGCACCATCAACACCTACTTCGGTTCTGATGCCATCCTGGCCCGCTTCTACGCAGGCACACAGTCCAGCCTGAACTTCCGGGTGGCGAAGAACAGCCAAGCGCTCGTCTGGCAGTTCCCGTCCATCACCTACAACAGCAACGGCAATCCGAATGCCGCCGGTAAGAACCAGGACGTCATGTTGAACCTGGGCTGGAAGTCCAGCGTGGACAGCCTGATCGGTTGCCACGTCGCTGTGCAGCGCTTCGACTACTACCAGGACTAACAGCATCCCGGCGACCAACGGGAAAGAGGCTGCCTGACCGGGCGGCGATGCGGTTCGCGCGAGCCGGGGCGGGTGTTTGGTCGGCACCCGCCCGCATCGCGCATCCTCGACCAACCGACCAAAGGAATTCGACCATGGAAAGCCTCGACCATCTGCTCCTTGACGAAGACGTGTCCACCGCCGGCCGCTGGGTGCAGCCCGATCCGGACCTCCCGCTGCGCATCAAGACCAAGGGTCTCACCGACGAGTATTTCGACGCGCAGGCCCGTATGCAGCGCTCCGCGGCCAAGGGCTTCAACGGCGACACCGAGCGCCTTCCCAGCTCCATGAAGCGCGACATCAACGCCAAGTGCCTGCTGAAGCACTCGCTGGTGGACATCGAGAACTGCGTCATCGGCGGGAAGTCCCTGACCATCGAGGAGTTCGGCGACCTGATCCAGACGGAGCGCGGAAAGCGGCTGCTCGGGCTGGCGTTCACGGCTGCCGGCATGGCGCACGAGGCGCAGAAGGCCGAGCAAGAGGCCGCGGTGGGAAACTAACAGCGGCGCTCCGGGACAGCCTCAACCGCAAGTCAGATGCCATGGACTGGCTAAGTGACATAGCGGATGAGGACCCGGAGGCGGCAGAGCTTCTGGCCGAGCGCTTCAAGGATGAAGATCCTCCCGTCAAGCCCCTGCCGTGGTGCATGTGGGCGTGGCGAGCGTGGCACCGGCTGAAGCATGACCGGCAATGGCGCGGCGGTGGCATGGGGCCGGCGATGCCAAGCGGCATCCCTTACTCGTCAGTAGCTGCCTACGCAGACCGCCACGGACAGGACGCGGACGGCCTGTATCTGCTGATCGCGGCCATGGATGGCGTCTATGCCGAGTGGTGGGACGAGCAGGTCGAGGCGGCCAGCAAGAAGGACTGAGGCCATGGGGAAGGCGGCGGCGTTCAGCGGACAGTTGAAGGTGTTCGTTGACCAAAACCTGTCCCCACAGGCTCAGTCCGCCGCCCTGGCGAAGGCCGCAAAGGACAAACTCCGCGAGTTGATCCAGACCGGACGCGCCTCGGACAACTTCCGCCGCTTCGTCGACGGCGCGGAAGGCGTGGTGGAGGACCGCGTCGGGCCGGCGCCGCATGGGCAAATCGTCTACCGTTTCAACGCTTTGGGGGCGATCAGCACATTCGCCTTGAGCTTCCTCGTGAACCGCTCGCCGCAGAAGTCTGGACGCTTCCGGAAGGGCTTCTATCTGGGCATCGACGGCAGGTTCGTCCCCATGGCGCAGTTCAATCCGGACGCGCTGACGGCCAACGTCAAGGAAATCGTCATCGGGAACGTCGAGCCGTACGCCCGCAAGGTGGACGTCCAGTTGATCGGCGGCAGGAAGATGACCTTCTCGGTGCCGCCGGGGCTCTACGACGATGCCGTGAAGGCCATCCGGTCACGCTATGGGTCTCTCGTGGACGTGAAGCGTGTGTACACCATGCGCTTTCCCAACCAGTACGTTCTGAAGCAGGAGCAGCACCACAAGTCGGGCCGGTACCAAGGAAGGTCCCGCAAGCGGGCAGGAAAGCCCGTTGAAAGCCCCGCCATCGTCATCACGCCGAGGCGGTAAGGTCGCCTAACCGGGCGGCCTCCTACTTCTTGGGGCGCTTGGGGGTGGGCTGGATAGGGCGGTGCGGGTCGGTCGGCTTGGATGCTTCTTGCACGCGCCGCAAATACGCGGCGTCAACATCATTGGTGACTTTCATCTTCCTCAGCCACGGATCGGAAGAGGCGGCGCCTGGATCATCGGAATTGATGGCGTCGATGACCTTCTGATCCGCGCCTGCCTTGGCTGCCCATTCGCGCGCGACGGCGCGCAGGGTCGCGATGTCCTCTTCGAGACGGTCGATGGTCTTGTCGCCCTTCAGACCCCTCTCGACGATGAAGCGGATTGCTTCAGCTTCCGATCTGAAGCGGTTCTCAAACCGGAAATCGTCGATGGCCTGCCACAACTCCGGTGGCAGCGAGACCATCTTCCGTCCGGCCATGGTGCGGGGCTTGCTCATGGGCGGCGAAGCTAACTGAAAGCAACGTACCTGTGTACCACTTTTTGCGTTGACGAGAGCGAAGGTGTAACGTACCTTCGAACCGTTGTACCACTTAACCGCAGGAGGCGGGGGAATGGCAAAGCCGCGCACCATGTATGGGCGCAAGATGGTGTCTCTTCCGGAGGTGATGTGCAGGGAGGTCGACGAGTACCGCTTTGCGCACCGGTTCAGGAACGAGTCCGACGCGCTGCGCAGCCTGATTGAAGCCGGGCTGCGATTTATGAAGGCCGGTGCGGACCATGCGACGGCCTGAAACGAAAAAGCCGACGACGGGGCTCGGCCTAGGAACCACCCCGACATCGGCTCTCAACACTTACCCAAGAGGACAAGTTATGTCGGACAATATGGGGCATAATGAGCCCGAGAGCAACCGGGAAACCGGCCATGGAAAGGTGCCTGTGGTCGCGTCGAGTGATGCGGCGCCCATTGCCTACAAGGGCGTTCCGGTGATGACGACCGGCCGTCTGGCGGCAGCTTACGAGACCGACGAGAAGGTGTTGCAGAACAACTACTCTCGGAACCAAGTGCGGTTCAAAGAGGGGGTGCACCTCTTCAAGATCGTCGGCAAGGAGCTGCGCGATCTGAAGACTGACCCTCTCTGGGAGGGTCAGTTCGACAAACGCGCCCCGGCTCTGATCCTCTGGACCGAACGCGGCGCCCGTCGCCACGCGAAGATCTTGGACAACGACATCGCGTGGTCGGTGTTCGAGGAGCTGGAGGACACCTATTTCGCCGTGAAGGAGGAGCGGGCCATCTCCGCCAAGCCGGCGCCGCGGATCGCGGTCGCCCCGGTGTTCAAGGACTTCTTCTCTATCGGTCGGCTGATCGGCATGGACCGCAATCAGGCGGCTCTCGGCGCCAGCCGTGCCACGCGTCACCTGACCGGCATCGACCCCCTGGAGATGCTCGGCGCTCAGCAGCTTGTCGCGCCGCAGCAGGAAGACGACCTGTCGCCGACCGACATCGGCGTGAAACTCGGCGGCAAGTCAGGGATCGCGGTGAACAATCTCCTGGCTCAGAACGGCTTCCAGACCGGATGGCGGGACAGCAAAAACCGTCCGCATTGGGAGCCAACCGATAAGGGCAAGCCGTTCGCCGTCTGGAAGGACACGGCGAAGAAGCACAGCGATGGCACTCCGGTTCGTCAGCTTCGGTGGTCCGCAGGGATTATCCGAGCGCTGGAAACCGAGATTGGCAATGCCAAGGCTGTGGGGTGAGGCCATGCAAAAGCCTATCCACACCGGGAATATAAACGGCAAGCCGGTCCGCTTCTTCGCGACGCCACTGAACGATGGGCTACCGGACTTTCCGTGGCATTCCACAAATGACTTGATGTCGGCTTGTAATCTGGACGGTACTGCCCGGCAACACTTCATGAGGATGGCGCAACGGGACCACGTTGGGACCATGCAGACTATCGCCACGCCGGACGGTGTGGTGACGGTGGCGCCGCACTATCACGCTCAAGGCTTTGTCGATGCCATGGTCCACGTGAAGCGGGTGAAGAAGCGCGCGCGCGCCGACTACGACATGGCAATTATGGAGGCTGGCAAGGCCCTGTTTCCGATGGGCATGTCCTTCGAGTACATGATCGCCGCATTCCACCGCTGGTCCGACACCAAGCCGGCCGTAGCCGGGGAGTAACCCGCCATGCAGCAAACCACACTGACCCGCCGGGGCATCCTGGCGGGAACGGCTCTTGCCGCCCTGGCCGGAGCCAACGCAACGGCGACTCGGGCGCTTGCTGGGGCCGTCGATCCGGACGGGGACGCCCCGTTGCTGGACATCTGCCGACGTTGGCGCGAGATGGCGTTGGTGATCGACGGCATGGCCGATGAGCAGGGAGGTTCCGTCACGGATCGCCTTGAAAACGCCTGCGACGAGCGGCGCCGGTTGGCGAATGCCATCACCAACCACCGTCCCCAGACCGCAGCGGGAGTTCTGGAAAAGCTTCGCGTCCTTCGTGAGTTCGACGAGGAGCGGTTCGACTGCGATCCGGGCTCGCTGAATTGGGAGGACAGGCTGTTCTTGTCCGCCTTGGCTGATCTGGAGCGATTGGTTGTGGGAGGCATCGCCTGACCGCGGCCTGACAGGGCAGGGGCGGCCCGTAGAGGGGCCGCCCTTCTATGGAGATGTGAAGTCAGCGGAAAGTCGACAATGCCTCGTCGGCTCTCGCTGATACTTCAACCAATGCATAAGCGTAAAATGGTTTCCATGGAAGTCTTGAATTGTCATAAGCAGTCGAAAGTGAGCCAATTGATTTGAAGAACTCTGTGGAAGCCTGTTTGCAAGAAGGGAAATTCGTTTTCCAGACTGCTTCAGGGCAAAGATCCCAATTTGTTACGGTGGCGCGAAGAGCGTCAATCAAAACAAGCGTGGAGCTTTCTGTCTGCGGATTTGATATCCCTGCTCTCTTCGCCATGTACAATTCAACGATCACAGCCTTGGCAAGCGCGGTCATCTCTTGACGGTCTGTTCCGACATCGATGGCCGTCCGTACGCGCGCTATCTCACGAACTAGGCTTTCTTTGTCAGCCGCCTCCGCCACGGGGGATAGAACGGAAATGAATAACCCTGCGATAAGAATGGCGCGCATGGGAAAGCCTCAAGTGACATTGAGCGAAAGAGGATGCCCGTAAGGGGCGAATGAGTCGATACCCAGAGATTGAACCGCAGGGGCGCCCGGCACAGCCGAGGCGCCTTTTCGCATTGGAGCTGCTGAGATGACGGATCAGATCGCCAGCCTGACGGCAAAGTACGACGATCAAGTATCGGCCGGAGCGAAGGCGGCGGCTGATGCGTTGACCAAGGTTGGGAACGCTGCCGAGTACAGCGAGCAGCGGGTCACGCGGGCAGCAAAGAGCGGCGAGCAGCTTACCCGTCAGTACGACGAGCAGGAGCGCCTTGCCACGAAGCTCGACGCCGTCACGGCGAAGTATGCCCGTGATCTGGAAAGCCTCGAAAAGAGCGAGCTTGATGCTGCCGAAAAGGCGCGCCTGCGCACGAACATCATGGCGCAGCAAGAAGCGGCCATTCAGAAGACGACCGCTGCCCATGAGCGATATGTCGCGGGCCTGCGCGCTGCGAACGCGTCGGCGAACGACAACTTCTCTCGTGGCATGGTCACCGCGTCTGCTGCGCAGGCGGCAGCGATGGACAAGTCCACCGCATCGGCCCGTCGCTTCAACGCCGTGGTCCAGCAGTCCGGCTACCAGATCAGCGACGCCGCCAACCAGATCGCGACCGGGACGAACGCCTGGACGGTGTTCGGTATGCAGGCTGGTCAGTTGCTCGGGACTCTCGGGCCGATGGGGGCTGCTCTTGGCGCCGTGGTCAATGTCGGCGGCGTCGTGGCCGGGATGATGTCAAAGAATGCTGAGCAAGCGACGCTGTTTAACAATGTTCTTGAGGTGTTTGAGGGGCGTGCCAAGGAAACCGGGAAAAGCCTCGACACGCTAGCGGACAAGTACAACAATCTTGGTTTTGAACTTAGGGAGCTTACAAAGCTATCCCTTGAGGCGGATATTGATAAGCAGACAAAGAAATTCGCCAAAGATTTCGCTTCAGCGTGGGACACGATTAGGTTCACCGCGATCAACGGGAGCGCTGAGGTTACCGCCGCACTTCGCCAACTCGGTCAGGACAAGGATCTAGCCGGCTTCCTGGGAAAGCTGCAAACCCTAAATCGCGATGCCGCCATTAAGCTTCTGCAAGATGGTGACATACAAAACCTTCTCAAGATGAACGAGGGGATCCGATACTCTGTCGCTGAACTCGCCAATATGAACAGATCGGCGACTGACGCACAGAAAGCGCTTCTCGGCTATGCTGATGCTGCAAAGGAGGCTGCAAAGTCGGCGGCGGAACTTGCTACGGCGCAGGCGCGTGCTGGTGCCTCCATGTTCATTCAGGAACGTGACCTTGATGCCAAGATAAAGGCTCTGAAGGGCGGCGAGGCCGCCATGAAGGCTTACAGTGAGGAGCAGGTTAGGGCGCAGGCGCGCAGTAAAGCCTACGACGATGCCATCCATTCTGGCTTGTCCACTCTCGACGCCACAGCGGAGGCCAACCGGATCGCCGCCAAGGCCGTTCAGGTCCACCGTATGGAGCTGGAGAACGCGGAAAAGCAGAAGGCCGCCAACGCCGCCAGCCGCAAGGCTGAGAGCCAAGCGGAGCGGGACGCCAAGGCATACCAGAAGGTATCCGAGGAACTGGACCGCGGCATCGCCGAACAGCAGCGCTTGGCCGGTGTCGTGGGGCAGAGCGTCGCGGCGCAGCGCGAGGCGAACACCGAGACCAAGATCGCCGAAGCTCTGTCGAAGGCCCACACCACCGCGTCGACGGCAGAGGGGAAGGCCATCGCTGGAAAGGTGAGGGAACAGGAGAAGTGGAGGGCAGCGACCGCGGACGCCTCGGTCCTGGACTCCTCCAAGCGCCAACTCGCCTACGCGGAAAAGGAACTGTCTCTGATGGGTCAGGCCGAACCGATCCGGGCGCGGGCGATGCAGTCGTTCCAGATCCAACAGGAGGCAGCGGAGAAGCTAAAGTCGACAACTCCCGAAATTGTCGCGGAGTGGGTTCGTCTACAGGAGCAGATCGCCGACACTGAAGCCATCAAGTCGTTCCAGTTGGAGGTTCAAGCCACCGCCAAGGAGATGTCCCGCGACATCACCGAAGCGCTCTTGGACCGGGAGTCGAAGTGGAGCGACCTCGGCAAGACCATTGGCAAGCGGATCGCTCTTGGTCTGATCGAGGCGAACTTTGTCCTTCCGATCACCACGGCCGTTGTGGGAGCTGTGCCGGGGCTGTTCGGTATCGCCTCCCCAGCAAACCAGAACGTTGCCAATCCGGGCGGCGTGGCCGGCGCTGCCAGTACGCTCGGGACGGCAAGCAACGCGCTGTCAGCCGGCCAGAGCCTTTACAACGCTGCCACGGGAACAAACACGCTGGGCACGATGGCGAACAGCTTTGCCACGTCCGGGATGGGCTACAGCATGGGGCTATCGTCCAATGCGGTGGCTCCCGGTACGGGCATCGCTGCTGGCTACGTGGATACTATCGGTGCGACGCAGATTACCAACGGCATGACGTTGACCGGCAGCGGTCAGGCAGTCACAAGCACCCTCGGCACTATCGGAGCGGCAGCCCCTTACGGCATTCTGGGCGGCCTCGCCGGGTCCTACATCGGGTCAAAAACCAACTCGCACTTGGCGGGCGGCCTCTCGGGTGCCGCGCTCGGTGTCGGATCTATGGCTGCCGGCACAGCCGCGATGGGGGCCATGGGCATGGGTGCGGCGGCATCTGCTGCCGGGGTTAGCGGTATGGCCGGCGCGACTGCGGCCCTGTCGGCGATCCCGGTCTATGGCTGGATTGCGGCTGCGGTCCTAGCCGCGGTTACCGCCATCGCCGGAACTCAGAAGAAGGAGTATTTCGGCGCCGCGACCTGGAGCAAGTTCGACCCCGGCGCGGGAACGGAGCTGGGGACCGACACCGCTTCGAAGCACATGGACGCGGGGCCGGTGGTTGACCGCAAGTATGCGATCAACTCGGGCATGCGCACGGCCATGCAGGCGTCCGGCCTCGGTTTCGCCGGGGACGGCATGTGGCTCGGGGTGGACTACGATCAGGACAAGCAGCGGTGGCGGACAAACCTCGCCGGTTGGGACAACGGCATCACCGTGTCCAGCTCGCAGGACCCGGCCAAGGCCATCGTCGACACCCTGAAGTGGCTTGCCAACAACGCGACCGAAGACCGAGACCTCCGCCCCGCCGATAAGCTGGGCGATATCCCGTTGTTGGTTGGCGACAAGAACGTAATTACCGCTCTACGCAACACCAAAAACACGACGATTGAAGAAGTCGGCAAGGACATGGAGGCGGCTAGGACGTGGACTGACGTCCAGAAGACCACCGCCGCAGGTTACAACTACTTCAACGACGCCGTGCAGCAGATGCTTCACAGTGCGCAGCAAGCGGCGAAGCAGATGGAGGAGAGCTATGTAGACCTCCTCGATCGCGTGTCGGCGAATGGCCTGGAGGAGCGAGGGAAGGCGCAGGAGATGCTGCGCCAGTCCATGGAGGCGTCGCTTGGCATTGACGACACCACCACAGCCTTGCGCAACCTTCTGACGCCGACTGAGCAGGTTCGGGTGCAGTTCACCGCTCTCCAGCCGACGCTGACGGCTCTGGGCTACACCGCCGAACAACAGGCCGGTATCTTCGACAAACTCGCTGCCAAGGCCAAGAAGTCGGTCTCAGACACCTACGACGCGCAAATGCGTGACGTGCGTGGGCAAGGCTTTCTTGACGAGCTGTGGGGGGTGCGGCAGTGGTGGAACACCAACGCCCTGCCGGTTCTGGACTCCGGTCGCAACCCGAACGACCTCTACGAGGCTAAGGCCAAGTCGATCATCGAAGGGCTGTCCGACAGCCAGATTGACGACGTCGTGTCCTACTTCAAGGACCTTGACCCCGTCATGGCCTCCTTGGCGGAAAGCCTGCGCGGCACCACCAAGGCGGCCATTGAGGCGCAGAAGGCAGTGCAGGCCAACGCCGACAGTCTGACGGCATGGCTCAACGGACAGAAGCTCGGGGATGCTTCGTCCTTGTCTCCTTGGGAGAAGATGCAGGAGGCGCAGCGGCAATTCACCGATGCGATTTCTGCGGCTCGGAAGAGCGGCGACATCTCCGGAGCAACGAGGGCCGCGGACACCCTGCTGTCTGCATCCAAGCCGGCGCTCGTCATGGGCACGGAGGGATACAGCCAGCGGGAGGCGTGGATCACCTCCACGCTGAAGAACCTCGGTCATGAGCTGGGCCTGCCCGGCTTCAGGACAGGCGGTTCCTTCGACGTCGGCGGATGGGGCGGCGTGGACAGCACTCTGGTCCGCTTCATGGCGACGCCGGGGGAGCGGGTCACTGTCACGCGGCCCGGCCAGCAGGCGCAGTATCAGACGGTGGTTGTCCGGGACAACGAGGACGTCGTCAGGGCTCTGTCGCAGATGGTCGGCGTTCTCTCCGACAAGCTGGACAACGTCACGGCGGAGCTGTCCAGCCTGAAGGCCGAGAAGCGCAAGGACACCAACCTCGAACTGATGAGGAAGGCTTCATGACCTGGGGAACTTCCTCTTGGGGGACGACGCCATGGGGCGTGCGGGGCTTTGCGGCCCTGCCGTCCCCTGCGGCGTTCACCGCGGCTACGCAGGACAGCGAGTGCGACGCCGTGTTTTTGGTGGAGATGCTGCCTCGCACCGGGGCTACGGCCACCGTCGCTTACAAGCCGCTGACGTGGGGCACCTACGCGTGGGGCACCCTGCCATACTCTCTGCCGGCCGATCCGTCGATCCGCATCGATTGGTCGGATCGGGATTGGACCAGCCGTCCGGACGACACGCGGGCCAACATCCACTTTGAGGGCAGGGCAGAGGCGCCGCAGTTCGACCGCAGCATCCCCATCGTACCAGGGAGCGGTCGGGCCGCGGTGTCCATCGGCGAGCTTATCGGCGTCAACGCCGATGGGGCATACGACACCTACCCAGACGCCTACGCTGTTGACGCCACGCCTGTCCGGGTCCTTGCCCTGCCGAAGCGCTCCAGCCTCTACAGCGAAGCCGCCGTGGTCTTCAGCGGTCAGGGCTTGGACTGGTGGGCGGATAGCTCGCTCCACGTCAGGATGCGGGATAGCGGCTACCTCTTGGACGTTCCCTTGTGTGCGCTCTACGGAGGGACCGGCGGCATTGACGGCGGGACGGAGTTGGCCGGCAAGGTGATCCGGCAAACATACGGCCTATGCCGCAACATCACGGGCGACCTGATAAACTCGTCGCTCCTGATATACCGCGGCCATGACCGTCTCGCGCAGGCTGTGGATGCCGTCTACATCAGCGGCGTGCCGTTGACATGGGACGGAGCCACCTACAGCAGCTATGCGGCCTTGGCTGCGGCATCTGTCCCGTCTGGGCAATACACCAAGTGGCTCGGCTCTGACGGCTCCGGGTGGCGGCTTGGATCGTCTCCAGGCGGAACGGTCACGGCAGACGTCCGCGGCGATGCCGTTGGCGGCTACGTCTCCGATACCGCTGGCGTGATCCGGCGGCTGTTGGAGCGTGGCGTGTCAACGGCATCCTTGGCGCTGTCCAGCTTTGCGTCAATGGCTTCCTACCTGCCGGGCACCATCGGCTATCACGTCTCCAGCCAGCGGAATATCTCCGCGGCTGCGACGGAGGTTGCGATAGCCGCCGCGGCTTGGTGGGGGGATGCCGGAGACGGTCTCTTTTCGGTGGGCCGTCTCGCCGCACCGGTCGGTGGAGGGCTGGCCTTTGGGCCGGAGCAGATTGTTGATGAGGTGGAGCCTATGGCTTTGCCTGATGACATCGCCCCCTGCATCTGGCGTGTTGACGCCGGATATCGCCGCAACTGGACGCCGCTCCAAGGGACCGATATCGCGCCTGTCCCCTCCGTCCCCACGGAGCAGCGACGGCAGGAACTTGCAGCGCAATCCAGGCGGTCGGCGGTGGCGCTGATCGAGCGTCAGGTGAGAAACCAACTCGCCAAGCCGCTCGTGATCGAAAGCCTGTTTGACGCCGAGGCCGACGCAACGGCGCTCTGCAACAACCTTTTGACGCTCTACCAGCAAGGCCGCCGCTACTACCGGGTGCCGGTGGGAATGTCGGGCTACCTGCCTCGTCTCGGCGACACCATCAGCGTCACATGGCCCCGCTGGGGTCTGGCCGGCGGCAAGTCGCTGCGGGTGGTCGGGCAGCGGGCGCAGGGCCGCAAGGTGGATCTGCTCTGCTTCGGATAGCCGGGGCGTCAAACTGCAACGACACGGGGGGCTGAGCGCAAGTTCGGCCCCTTTTTTCATGAACAGGAGGTGCCGCATGGGCGGCTTGGTTGATATCCCGCTCAGCCGCCTGACCGTGGCACGAGCGGGCACCACAGGCATGCGCTTTAACAGCGCCGGGGTGCTGGAGGCAGTGGCCGCCAACACGGCGCGCATCGACTATGGCACTTACACGCTGACAAGCACGGGCGGCCAGGATTGGACGGCAACGCCAAATCCAAACATGCTGCTGGGGCCAGAGGATTTCGGTGGCTCCGCATGGAGCAAAACGGCGGCAACGGTTTCCAATAACACCGCGACCGCGCCGGATGGCACCTTGACCGCGGATAAGCTCACGGAGGATGGCACCAACGCTGGTCATTACCTTGGTCAGTCGTTCATGGTCGTCGCCGGCTCGACCTACACGCTGTCGCTGCATGTTAAGCCAGAAACCCGCTCGCAGATCGCATTGATCCTGACGTCTGGCTTCAACGCGGTCGCCAACCAGATTGCGGTTTTCACGCTGTCAGGGGCTGGATCGTATGCCGTGACGAGCGGTTCGCCCGCTTGCCAGATCGTCGCTCGGACTGACGGCTCGTATCGGGTATCCATCACGGCGACCGCCGATACGACGGTGGGCGCATTCTGTCAGCTTCGCCTCGCCAGTGGCGGGTCGATCACCTATCAGGGCGACGGCGCATCAGGACTGTACATCTGGGGCGCCAAGATGGAGATCGGCAGCACGGCGACTGGATACCAGCCGGTCACCCCAGCCTGCCGCGGCCTACTGGCCGAGCCGACGCGGACCAACAGCATCCGCAATCCGAGGTGCGAGGGTGTTGTAGCCGGATCGCCCGGCACTCTGCCGACCAACTGGTCATCCACGGCGAGCGCTGGGCCGGTCAACGGCATTACGCGGACGGTGGTGGGTTCGGGGACCGAGGACGGCATCCCCTATGTGGACGTCCGGTTTTCAGGGACGCCGACGTCTGGCAATCAGTACGTTGACGTGACGCTGGAGACCAGCAGCCCCACCGCGGCGGCTGGGCAGTCTTGGGCGGTGTCAGCATTCCTGCGCGTGATCGCCGGCTCTGTGTCTGGCCTATCCCCGCAAATCATCGCCTACGGCTCTCCTGGCTTTTCGGACAACGGAAGCGTCAGCGCCAGTGCGGTGACAGGCTCCCCGTTGCGACAGCAGCGGTTTCTGCTGGCGAAGACCTTCTCCGACGCCGGAGTAACAGGCATCTCTCCCCGCGTTGCCCTGACTTTCCCCTCAGGCACAGCGGGCGACGTAACCCTGCGCATCGGCCTGCCGCAGTGTGAGCTGGGGGCGCGGGCATCGTCTCCGATCCTGCCGCCGGTCAGCGCACCCGCTGCCAGCACCCGCAACGCCGACTGGCCCACATTCGCGCTATCCACGCTCCCGAGTTGGAATTCGTCCGAATGGACGCTGGTGGTTGAGCACGAAATCATCGGCCTATTGCCAAGCCAAGTCGTGGCAGGCATCGGATCCACCTTTGGCGCATCTGTCTACCTGTCCTACGGCAGTGCGACGCCCCTTGGGTGGGGGGCCGGATACGGCACCGGCGTGTCTTTCCCGACGACATCGGCAAGCGTCGGCGTCCATCGCAACGTCATTGCCATGGGCGGCACTACCGCGCTCATCTCGGCGGACGGCGGGACCACCGCAACAGTAACCGGCATCGCTCCACCGACAGGTGCGACGATGATAGGGATCGGCAACGCGCCGTGGTCGGCAAGCAACTCGGTCGGTGGATACATCCGCCGCCTGCAATACCTGCCACGCAAAGCCAACTCTACTGAGGTCAGGTCTCTTTCAGGCGGCACGGACATCACCGGGCAGACGGTCCCGGAGACGGGTAACTGCCTGCTGTCCTGGGTCAACCACTTGGACGCCGCGGCAACTGTCGTGTCGTCATCGTCCTATGCGACGGGGCTCGGGCCGGAGCGGCTCAAGGACCCACAGGCACGCAAGCGGATGCGCACGGCGGCCGGGGTGGTAACGCCGACGCTGAGTGTCGATCTCGGATCAACCAAGGAGGTCGGCGTGCTGGCCGTCCTCCAGCCTGACGACCCCGGCTATATCGACGCGGACGGAAACCCCGTGGGTTACATGGCCTCGACGGACACGATCCGGCACCGTCTTGATGCCACCACCGCCGGGACCGGGGCGCTTTACGACAGCCAGTATTACCGGGACGCAAGCTATATCGCCGCGACGCTCGACCTGAACTTCACGGCGCAGTCGTACCGGGAATTCCAGAACGACGTCAGCAGCGGGATCGTCTCGGGCTACGGCCTCAGCGCGCACGTCTTGCCGGCGACCGTACAGCCCCGCTACTGGCAGTGCGATGTGTCCGCCACGTCTCTCTCCACGACGCCGGGCTATCTGGACATTGGGCGTCTGTGGGTGGGGTCGGCATGGCGACCGACGCGAAACTTTGCCTACGAGTGGAGCGATGAGTGGACGGACCTGTCCGAGACAACCCAGGTCAGGCGCTCCGGTCAAGAGTTCGTGGATTTCGCCCCAAAGAAGCGCGTCCTGACATTCGGCCTGAAGGCCCTCACTGAGCCAGAGGCCAAAGTGTTCATGAAGGAGCTTGGCCGCATCATCGGCACTAGCAAGCAAGTACTATTCATACAAGAGCCGAACGGTGCTTACCAAGGCTATGAGTCTATCATCGGTCGATTGGTTGAAGTCTCGCCAATCACCCAGCCAAACTTTGCGCTTTACGAGCGCGTCTTCCAAATCCGCCAATCCCTGTGAGGCCCAACCATGCTCTATGATCGCGTTGAGCAAACCACAATCACCACAGGGACCGGCACGCTGTCCCTGGTCGCCCCATCCGACGCCAGCCGCCGCAGCTTTGTGCAGGCGGCGGGGTCAGGGACACAGGTCTTCTACTGCATCGAGACAATCGACGGGACCCAATACGAATACGGCATCGGCACCTGCACGGCGGGGTCGCCGGACACCCTGACCCGGACGACGGTTCTGCTGTCCAGCAACAGCAATGCGTTGGTCAACTTCCCTTCCGGGACCAAGCGCGTGTTCTCGACGCTTCCGGCTTCTCGGAGCGGCGTCACGTCGCGCTCGCTGTCGCCCAACGGTTACCAGATGCTTCCGGGGGGCGCGCTCCTGCAATGGGGTACCGGGAACGCTGGACCCGGCGGCCCAAGCATCACGTTCCCGGTGGCCTTCCCCGTGGCGTGCTTGTCGGTGACCGCCGGCACCGCGAACGGGGCGTCATACGGCGGGTACATCTCGGTGGACAACAATCTGGTCACCAGGACGGGCTTTGTCGCCTATGCCAGTGGCGGCGCGGTGACCTCTAATTTCTTCGCCATCGGATACTGAGGAGCGATCATGCTTTATGCAGCTTCGACCGGCGGGTTTTACGACCGCGCCATTCATGGCGACACCGTCCCCGCGGATGCCGTCGAGATCACCGACGAAGAGTATGCAGCGCTTTTTGACGGACAGTCTCTTGGCCAGCGGATTGTCCCAGGGCAAGACGGCAGGCCGACATTTTACACCCCGACGCTCGACGACACCAAGGCGGACAGAAAGGCTGCGGCCACGGCGCGTCGCCAGACCGAGCGCGACCGCGGCGTGGTGGTCAACGGCAATCGCTGGCACTCGGACAAGGGCTCTGCCGATGACATCGCCACGGCGGTCGCTATGGCCCGCCTACAAGAGGCCGGGCAGGGCGATGGCACCTTCCGCACGATCTGGAAGACGGCGGACGGCTTTGTGTCCGTCACACTTTCGGACTTGCTGGCGGCTGGTCTGGCGGTCGGAAACTTCGTGCAGGCGTGCTTTGCCAACGAAGCGGTCATCTACGCCGCAATCGACGCCGCCGAGACAATCGAAGATGTGAATGCGGTTTCGTTGGAAAGCGGTTGGCCTGATGACGGCGGCCCAAAGGATGCCGCGACGATCAAGGCCATTCAGCAAGCGAATGCGAGGCTGGAAAGGAGAGCAAAAGAACTGGAAGCACAGGGCGATTACACTGGTGCACAACTTCTTAGACTTTCCATCAAGGAGATTTAAAACATGGCTACCGGGTTCCGCAGGTTAGGCAACGGTGACGGCGGCGTTCTCGTCAAGGACGCCATCGCCAAAGTACACGCGGCGCACGATGCGCTTGTGCAGGCCAAGGCGATGGCTTCGGCCGTGTTGGCTCGCGGCACAGCGGCCGAGATGGAGGGCGCTGAGTTCGGCGCTCAGTCTGGGGAAGGGCAGGCCGTCCACGACGAGGTGCATAGCCTCGCCGATGCGCTGTCCACCTTCATGGACGACAACGCCATTCTGTTGGCGAGGTTCAATCCGGGCGGCTGATCCGCCGCCGCGACAACTTTCCAAACGGGCCGCTCCAGCAATGGGGCGGCCTTTCGCATTTCTGGAGGACCCCATGACCGATCCCGTGTGCCCTGCTGCCCTTGCCATCGTGAAAGAGGCGGAGGGGCTGTATCTGACCGCATACCGCTGTCCGGCGGGAGTACCGAGCGTGGGGTGGGGCCACACGGCTGGTGTGAAGATGGGCCAGACCATCAGCCGGGCGCAGGCCGAAGCCTACCTTGCTGCGGACATGGCCGAAGCGGCGGCGGCGGTTGACCGTCTCGTCAAGGTGCCGATCACGGACAATCAGCGGGGCGCGCTGTCGAGCTTCGTCATGAACCTGGGGGCCGGTAACTTGCAGGAGTCCACGCTTCTGCGTCTCCTGAACCAGCGCGACTATGCCGGGGCTGCGGACCAGTTCGGACGCTGGGTCTACGCCACCGTCAATGGCGTGAAGACGGAGCTTCCGGGATTGGTGAAGCGCCGGGCCGCGGAGCGCGCGCTTTTCCTGACGCCCTGACTCCCTCCCGGTGGTATAGTAGAGGTGCCGGTCGGGTGGGCAAACACCCGGCCTAAACCCCAGCATGAAGGACCATGCCGTGACCGACACCAAAAGCACTCTACTCGAATTGGCCGCCCGCGTGGAAGCGGCGGAAGGGCCGTCGCGGGAATTAGACGCGCGGATCGAACAGCGCCTCCACCCGCAGAAGCCTGTTCTTCTTGACCCAGGTTCGGTCGGTCGCGTGAAGCGTGAACCGAAATGGGGTGTTCTGGCAGACTTTACGATTGATGGATGGGACGACTTCCGGGCCGTAGCGGATGCGTTCGGCGCCCCGAGCTACACGGCAAACGCCGATGCGGCGTTCCAGTTGTTCCCAAATGGATGGAGCGTGACCGTCCAGTGGTTTCACGACGGCTATCCTGTGGTCAGCACCAGCGCGAGCCGTGACTATGGCCGCGAGAGCGTCAGTGCGGACGCCCATGGTGACGGAGCGCACGCCAGATCGGTCGTTGCCGCCGCTCTCCGCGCTCGCGCCGCTCTGAAGGCGGAGGGCTAACCCATGACCGACAAGCAGCCACTGCGTGATTACATGGCCGGGAACGGCCACGATATAGACAAGGCCACATCGCGAGAACTGTCCAGTTGGGCCTACAGTGAGTATTTCGACACAAAATTCAATCCTGGAGTTCCGAAAGAAGACCGGCCATGGCATGCCGAGAACTCCAAGGAGCTTGAGCGCTTGTCAGTTGAGCGGAAGGCGGATGAAACCGCCGCGCTCTTCGCTGGCCTCGTCGATGCCGTCAGGAATGCTGACACTGGAGATGACATCACCCGCTACAAATCCATGTCGATTGCAGCCGCAGAGGCCATCCTTGGCGAAATCGTGCGCTCATGCGAGGCTGAGTGCGAAGAAGCCGGTGACGAAATGGCCTATCGCGAGGCTGCCGGATTTGTCGATGAGTTCACGAAACTGTCCGCTGCTCTCCGCGCCTTAGCGGCAAAGGAAGGCTGAGGGATGACAGCGGTAGCCAAGAGCGTCATGTCATATCAGGTGGAAAGCCTTCCCGGATGTGCTGGTCACGTCACATATGTCGAGTGGTTCGATGGGACGATAACGGCGGTTGACGGTCTATGCCCGGAAGACATCAAGAGATCGGCGAACAGCGAGAAGCCTGATCCCGTGCCATTCAGGGGGGCGCCGCATCATCCGATAGCGCCGCTCCATGCCACTTCCCCACCCCAGCCCGCCCGGACCTCCGCGGCGGGCTTTTTCGCGTCCACCTGAAAGGAGACACACCATGTCCTGGCTCATCGAGAACATCGGAACCGTCTACATGATCGCATCGTCCGTGGTCGGCACCGCGGCGGTGATTGCTGCTGCCACCCCGACGCCAAAGGATGACGAGTGGGTCGCCAAGGCGCGGAAGGTGCTCGACCTGCTGGCGTTCAACGTGGGGAACGCGCGGAACCGGTGAATGACAACGGGCGGCCCTGGCAAGCCGCCCGCGTCCATACCCATCCAAATGCAGGGGCATTGTGCCACAGGCCCCATCCAGCGGAAAGGGCCGCCGTTATGCTGAGTTGACCGCGGATTGCTTTTTGGGCATGATGCAGTTAAGAACGGCAATGACCGCTCATTTAAAGACCTTGCTTCCTAAAAGCTGAACTACAACTGCCTGGGCATGGAACGCCAGTGAGAGCAAAGACTCTCCTGGCGGCCGAGCCTGCGGCACTGATGCGCGACTTTGCGCGACGGCCGAATTCCCCACTCAACTACTGATACTGCCACTCCCTAAATCCGTTCAGCGCACTGAGCGTGGCTGGCTNCGTGCTTTCTGCAAAAAGCGTGAGCATTATAGCGATTGATCGGTGAAACGGCAAGGGCCGCCCCGGTTAGGAGGCGGCCCCGCCAGTGTGGGGTATTCGCCGTGGCGTTCTGATCCACCGCTACTATCACCCACGTCACGCCGCCTGATGTTGGCGACGATCAAGGTTCGCGGAGCGGTCCGGGGGTATTGCAGCCTTCCACCCACTTCAGACTCTCTGCCCTATCGTGCGGTGTGTGGGCACCGCCGACGAGCTTCCGCCGCTCCGCAACTCGTGTGCCCCGCATGAGCGAGGCGAATTCAGTGGGGGCCTGTTATCGCGGCATTCCGTTCGCTCGGTCGGCCCCCGCCACCTGTGCCACTCAGTTAACGCCCACTGGCCCGGACGGTTGCAGCGGGCAGGATCACGCCTGCACCTTGGTATCGTGTACCGCGCTCAAGGCCCCGCGCTAGCCCAGGACCGGCGGATTGATGGTCCAAGCCATCGCCGCAACTCCCCCAGTATACAGCGTTGCCGAGTCGCTGTCACTACTTGGCGGAGTCCTCGGTTAAGTTCCTCCCGTCAGTGCCATCAAGAGGCTCAATCTCTTGCAGAGCCTCGATCATATCCATCCGCGTCACCGCCAGATCGTACATGTTCTGTAGGCGCATCCAGAACTCGGCGGACTGCCCGGTCAGCTTCTCAAGGCGCAAGGCCATTCCCGGCGTCACGCTGCGCTTTCCCTGCGCCAGTTCGTTGATGGTCAGGCGCGACACTTTCAGCATGTCGGCCAACTCCTGCTGGGTCAGCCCGTATTCCTGAAGGACATCGTTGGCGATGAACTTTCCGGGATGTGTTGGGACGCGTGTCATTCCCCCTCCTTCTGCGCCAAGGCTGCGCACCAATCCACATAGGCCCGTTCCAGGCTCAGGAGGAACCACGGCGACACCCCCAGAGCCTTCGCCATGGGTTCGGCCATGCTGCCCATCCGCAATGCCGGATCATCGACGTTCAGCAGGAAATCGATGGCCAGCATGTCGGCTCCGCGCTGCTCCACCGATTGGACCGGCGTCATTCGCGTCACGAATTCCTGAACCGACCAGCCCCGCGCGGCCAGTTCGTCGCGGATGAAGTGGCCCACCGGGAACGCCTCGGCTGCGATCCGCTCACCCATGCTCGCTCTCCCTCTCTCCCGCTGCCCGGATAGCGGCTGCCATGGCCTTCCAGTTCGGCAGGACGCTTTGCCCGATGGGCTCGAAGTGTGCGGACACCGCTCTGTACAGCGCCCTGTCCTCATCGCTCACGCAGCCGGTCGGCGTCTCGGCGATCACGCCGATGCGGTCGAAAAGCTCGGCGGCTGCCAGCCTTCCGCGCTCCTCTGCGTCCCGGATGGCGGACAACACCACTGGCACGCAGGCTTGCGCATATGCCCGAACGTCGCTCTGGTCCGTCGAGAAGGCGTCAACAGGCGCGAAGTCATCGGGCCACGGACGGCACATGCCGCCCTCGGCGATGGCCTTGCACAGAGCCTCGGCAAGCTCTCCCCTCTGCTCCGGCGTCATGTCAGCCATTGGCGGCCTCCATCTCGCTCGCACACCCTTCGCACAGCGGGCCAACCTCTTCCCCGCTCGCGTCTTCCCGATAGATGCTGTCCTCATGCCGTCCGGCCCGGCCGGTCTCTGCGTCGCAGACCACGCAATGCTCAAGGGTGCAGCCGGGATACCGGGCGTTGACGGCGGCGTGGGCTTGCTGGCTGAGAGCGGTGCAGAGGCCACGGTCCCGATCAGCCTTGATGTGGTCTATCCAGTCAGCCATTGGCGGCCTCTCTGTGCTTGGAGAGCGCGGCGCGGCCAAGGTCGTTCACGACGAAGCGGTCCATGGATATGCGCCCGAGTCCGGCCCGCACCATGGCGCGCACCGCCCCATGCTCACCGGCCCCATCCATGACCACGTACCCTGTTGCCGTTGTCAGCCCCAAGAGCCGGGCCTGTGTCTTCGTCAGCCTCGGCACATCCCCCATGTCCCTCACGGCTTCCTCCGCCATCTGGTAGTCTCGTCCTGCTCCTCGCATGGGGATCATCGGTCGCCTCCATCAATCCAGCGCTCAAGGCGCCCCCATTTCCTTCCGTAGTGCAGGCCCAGCACCGTTCCGAAGATGCCTGAGAGCGACACGAATGCGCAGGCCACGCCGATCATCTTCCAGAAGTCGTTGACGTCCATTTCGATCATCGGTCGCCTCCTGTGGGGCTGGAGAGAGACGCCAGTTCCTTGAGGTACGCGGGGAGGGCGTCGATTGCCTCGTCCAGAGCGTCCTTGTGCTTCTGCTCGGCAATCTCAAGTTCGAGGCCGCACAGGTCCGTGTCGTGGACCACGCTGCGCATGGCAATGGCGTGCCGCACCACCTCCTTCAGCCGGGCGACCTGGAGGGACAGGGCGTCGCGCTCGGCCTCCACGCCGGCAATCTCACCAACGAGCCGTGCCGTCGTCTCGTCAAGCTGGTCGGCTAGCCTCTTGGCGTGTGCAGCCAGTAGGCGGTGAGAGGCGACAAGCGCGGGGATGTCGGTGTTGTGCGCTGCCTCGATGAAGCGGCGGTTGGCGGCAACCTGCGCGGGCTCCGTCCAGTCGCATTCCGCTCCGGCCCGTCGCAGTTCAATGGACTTAGCCCGGCACGCGGACTTCTCTTCCTCGCTGGCGACGCCGTTCCAGCATCCATCGAAGATGAGGGGGAACGGATGGTCGGCGTCTGGGGTATGCGCATAAACATGGCCCCAATCTGGATACAGGCGGCCGGCTGCCTCTGCTTCCGGTCCACCCATCCAAGTGCCGCGGGTGGCGGCGGCGTGGCGCGCTTCTATCTCAGCGATCTGGTCTTCAGAGAGGATCATGGGGCGGACTCCCGAGTGATGACGGGCATTTCGCCCCACGCTACCGGCCATCCCGTTTCCGGGTTGACCAGAAGCGTGTCGCCCTCGCCGTGACGGATGTTGTTGAGGTTGGTCAGCGCCTCTTGCTGCTTCTCGACCAGGGACAGCAGGGCGGACACGTCGGCAACAAACAGATGGGTGCCGGCGCCGACCAAGCCGGGGGCGCCTTTGTCCCGCCAGCGGGTCAGGCGGGAAAGAGCTTCGCGGGGGTCGGTCATGGGGCGGACTCCATCAGCTTGGCGCGGGCCTTCAGGCAGGCGAGAGCTTCGCCCTTCAGTTTCGGATCGGCAGAGTAGAGCGGCGCTCCGTCCACCCAGGCGCCGTTCACGCGGCACCCAATGAGGCCGATGTTGCAGTGCTTTCCGCCATGGCTTTCTAGGCAGTTTCCCGGCCATCCGTTCCGGCAGGTTCCCGGCTCGCACATCTCCATTCCGTGGATAGCTGCATGCACATCGCCATCAAGGTTGCGGGATTGCTTGGCGAAAGGCTCGCGCCCCGTCGCCTCCTCCAGCCTCCCTATCAGGGAGAGGAGTTCTTCACGGGTGGCGGTCATGGGGCGTCCTCCGTAGCGGCGGCGATCATGGAGCGGTACATGTGCCGGAGAGCGTCGCCTCCGACATAAGGCGCGGTCGCTCCGCGCAGAAGCATCTTGTCGGTCGGCTCTCTCGGCACGACCACGGAGCCTTCAGGGAGGACAGCGCGGGCGGCGGATAACCACGCAGCGCGCTCCCAATCCCCCCTTCTCTGCCAGTATTGGGCCGCGTTTGAGGCGGTTGTGCTGGCCGGATTGTGGGTCAGGTGGTGCGCCCACGCGATCCGCTTGGCGGCTTCGGTCAGATGGTCAGCCATGGTCGCCTCCCTTGCTGTCCGGGGCGCCCGCAGAGGCGCGCTTAGGCAACTCAAGGCCCAGCAGGGCGGCGGCTTGGCGGATGGCGGACGCGCTTAGGCCGCTGGGAAGGCCGTACCTATACCCCAAGGCTCTCTTGAAATCGAGCCACGCATCTTCCGCCTCAATCCTGGCCCGCTCTTCAGAGAGTATTCTGTTCCTGTCTCCAGCGGTCAGGAACGCGCGGCAGATCGAGTTTTCCCGGTTGGGCACGTACACCCGCAAATCTTCCATGTCGATGCGCATGTCTTCTCGCGCATGCCGAACAGACGGGGTGGCGACGTTGGCCCACTTGCGCCCGACCTTCGTGATGACGCCTTCGACCTCGCCGCCGATGAAGTCCAGCACGAGCTTCTGTCCGACTTCCAGCTTAGCCATCACTCCCCTCCCTTCTGGTCCGCAGCGCGCTTGCCACGCGACATTGGCTTTCCGCCATTGCAGTCCTGACACACCCACGCATCCCAGAATGCCTTGGCCTCCCGGTATTCCTCGTTGGAGATGTCCCAGCACAGGTTGATGCCGCAGCAGTTGCATATCGGCGTGACGCCGCCGGGTATCGTGCCGCGGTGAATGGTGACGCCCAT